TTCGTTACCTCCGTTATTGTTGCGATTGCCGCCCCAACCTGCAAAAGCAAAGAATAGGATTAAAATGATGACCCCAAATTGTTATCATATAAGTTTTTTATCTTATATTTCTATTACTTTCTATTCGTAATAGTTCAGCATAACTTTTCAACTATTTAATTTTTCCATGTCTTATAATTTTTAATATCATTAATGGTATGAATTGAAACATTATATAAATCAGCCAATTCTCGACTAGAATGTGTATTATCAGCTCTAATATAATCAACTTGCATTTGATTTAATTTAGACCAAGGACAATCTTCTCCTTGTAAATGTAACTTATTTTTTATTGCATGATCTCTATTTTCTTGATTTGTTACCCATTCTAAATTTTCTACTGAATTATTATTTTTATTACCATCCTTATGATTTACCTGTTCCTTATTCTCTGGATTTGGAATATATTTTTCAGCTACTAATCTATGAATAAAATATCGCTTACCACAAAGATTAACTCTTAAATATCCTTTACTATTTGGTTGAGGTTTTAAGATGTGATTGTTCCTACTATTTATAACTTCTCCAGTCTTAGTAATAATATATTCATCCATTGTCATTGATTTTTGTGACATAGAATCCACTCCTTTTTTTATTTTTATTATAACATATTTTTATTAAGGAGTCAATAATTAAATAGTGTCGCGGCCTCGTGGGAGTGTTATATCTTTTCAACTCCTATGCGTTGTCCCTGACTTAATTCTATTAAGCCTTCGGTTCGGATTAGCATTTCAGCCTTCCCGCTTAATTCCGCGATTATTCGATATAAGTCACCTTATAAAGTGGCAGGTTTCTACCATGCACCATTTGCTCCACCAAAAGTACCGTCTGTGTTTTGTGTACCATTCTTGTTCTGTAATGCTAAAGCATCAGCAACTGATAGTCCGTTTTCTCCCATAAAAGATTCCTCCTAAAAAATAATATAGTATTTATTTAATTGTTAAAGGCTTATTGCAATAAGGACATAAAATTATTAAATTCAGTATCAAAGTTTTTTCCTTGTTTTGCAAATACGTCTTCAGCAACTTTAGTTAAGCTTGTCATATCGCCTGATTCGGCATATCCAATTAATTCATTAATCATTGGATCATTAATGTTATTGTTTTTAATCATTGACATTACTAATTCCTGTGGATTTCTGCCTTTTAATAGGCCAACTAATTCCATAGGATTCATATTAAAATTTATCATAATTGCCAATCTCCTCCCTTGCTATTAGGGGTTGCATTAGTTTGTTGTACTGGTGCGGCTTGATTATTTTGATTTATGACCGCCTGTATACCATTTACTTGCTCTTCTAATTTTAAGAAACGATTGTTATATTGTTCAAATTGTTCATTAAAATTAATTTGTGGTGTTTCTGGAGTTTTGGTTACTTCCTTTTGATTAGTATTTTCATATGGAGTTATTTTATAAGCCCAAAACATTGGATTTCCATTTTGCATTGTTTTTATATACATAAAACCCTCTTGCATACACAATGCTACTGAAACACCAGCGCTAGTAGGAACATTTGCAACTTCAAGCGTTGAATTTATATAATAAACGTTACCTTGTGGTTGTGGAAATAAAGGTTGAACGTTTTGTTGTTGTTGAAATTGCATTTGTTGCATATTTGGTTGGTTATAATAGTTTTGACTATTATTTGGATAATTATATGCCATTTTTCTCACCTCTCTATCGTTCTATATTATAAGTAGGAACTGAGAAAAAAGTTTTGAGATTTTCCTTTTGGAAAAAAAGTTTGTTAATTTTATACAAAAATTAGGAATAGGGATTTTTGGATTTGTGCAAGTTGCACAAAAATTTTAATAGAGGTAATGGAGTAAAGAGAAATTTTAAAGGATGGATATGATTGAAACATAGAAATTTTTGTGCAATTTGCACAAAAAGATTTTTAGTGAATAAAATCAAAAAGGAGTTTTTGTGCAACTTGCACAAAAACTCCAAAATGATTATTTAATAAATGGCATTAATAGCTCTAATTCTTCAAATGTAAGATTTAATGATTCCAATTCATCAAGAGAAAAATAGATATCTGGAATTTGAATAGATATTGAATTAAGTTGATTCAATTCTTTAGTACATTGTTCTAGATATTCATCTTTTATCTTAAATTCATTTGGATTTGAAGTTGGTTCACAATAATTCATAAATCTTTCTTTTTGTTCATTAAAAATAGATAATTCATCTTCATAGATTTTCTTTAATTTAAGAAAATTATATTGAGTATAAATTCCAATATTTGTATTTTGTTTTATTTTATTAAAAATCGGCTGTAATTGAATTATTATATTACGATTTATTAACATCTAATTTCTCCTCCTAGTTACTATATCTACATTTGTTGAGCAGGTTTCTCCGTCTCCTTCGATTCTTCTTCTACTTGTATAGTATGAGTATGCTTATTATATGTGGTTTTAAAACTACTTATGTCATTTAAAATAGTAGTTATATCTTCAGAAGCTGCGCTGGCTGTTTGTTGTGCACTTGATATGTTGCTATTTATTGCTATAATTTGCTCATTTATCCAGTCAGTAATTTGGCCTTTCATATCATAGATTGAGTCTTGAATAAAATCACCTAATTTACGGCCATTACTGTCCTGTATTGTATTAAATTCCATTTTTAATACTTTATTACTGCTATCATATTCTAATGGAGCATCAGTAATAGTAAGTGTATTTGTCAATGTCTGTCCATTAAAATTGTCGCTATTAAATACTCCTCCTATATATAAATTACCATTTTTTAATATAGTTAAAATATTTTTTCCACCTTCAGTTGCAGAAGTTGAGAACGCTGAAAATAGCCTTTCATTTAAATCACGTGCTGTTCCACTATTTACATTCATATTGTTTAATAATAATTGTGCACCATCTGTGTATGTTATTGTTTCTGTAACTTTTTTGTTATCTTCAGTTTTTGCGAAGCTACTATCTGTAAGATAAAAAATATATGGCTGTCCATCAATTGGTTTGTCAACTGAATTATCAGATGAAAAATAAACTGTCTGAGACGTTGCTTGTGTTATTTCAGTTTTATCCTTATCTAAAAGATAAATTGACGTAGATTTATAACTAGAATCTAAGTTTGTTACATCTTCAATTGGAGTGCCTGTTATTTTATAATACGCTGGTATAGTTGTAGCTTTAGTTGTTGTAATAAAAGTATCATCATTAATTGAAGATGGATCATTATATCGATAATAGTCGGTTGTCTTATTTGCATCTACAATGGAATAAACCCATAATTCGATATGGTAATTTTCTTCTGTTATTGTTTCTATTGAAGAATCAGTTGTAGAATTAGTCGTAGTTTTTTCAATTTTTGTGTATTTTTGAAATAAATAACGTTTTTTACAAATTTGCATTGTTCCATTACTACATTTAATTACTCTTTCAGATATTTTAGTTGATGACTTTGTATCTGGATTAGTAAAATTTGTATAATAAGTACTATTATCTATTGTAATTTTAATATTTTTTCCAACTGCTTCTAGTGATGTATAAAAGCCGTTATTTGTAAAAATCCCTGAAATATTATCTTTTAATAATTTTTGCTCATCAGAGCTTTGTGCTGCGTGATATGTCGCTTCAATTCCGTCTGAATAGTTATAAATCATTACATCTTTTGTTTCAGATAATGTTGTATCACTAACTTGTAATTCTCCCAATAAAGAAATTTGGGCTGCACCATCTTCAGAATTTTCTGATTTAAATATTACATTGCCTTTATTATCATATAAATAAAAACCAATATTCCTTTGAGTGTTTTTTACATACAAATTGCCATCTGTATCTTGCCTTTGTTCTTGTGATGAAATATCCAATTCGCCTCTAATATCGCCATCATTATAATCACTATTATTACTCTTTTCATAATTATATCCAGCTCTTAATTTTATTTTATGATCTTCAACAATAGATAAACCCATTTTATTAAATCTTGCATAATCTCCAAATAAGGTTGATTCTTGACCAGTCGTTTTAGGATCTCTATAAGCTGTAATACCAGTCTTATCCCACATAAAATATAAATAATTTCCATCAATAATAGAAATTTTACTAGCATCTAGATCTCCAACTTTAATATAACTTGCATTAATTCCATTAGGAGTAACACCAGTATCCCAAGATTGCCCACCATTTTTAGAGAAGAATAGTCCTTCTCCAGTTAATTTATATTGATAAGCATGATTATTAATATCACTACCAGATTGACCTTGTTCATCAATAGTAATATTGTCCTCATCAGTATTAACTAAAGTAAGTGTATTATTATCAAGAGCGCCTTGCAAACTATCGCCTTGAACCTCTTGTGTTGCAGTAAAGTTACTCGCGCGCTTATAAGTATTCTCATTAAAGCTTAAAGACTGAACAGTTGCTGACACAGAACTCATTAAATCTTCAAAAGCAGTAGTATAATTCTGCACTCCTATTGAGTTTTTAGATGGATTATCAAGATTATACGTGATTGAAGAAATTAGTACCTTAATTCTATTTGGTAATCCCGTGAAGGCATCTGCACCAAACATTTCAATATCTTCAACATATGTTGTATCAGCTAAATTAAAGGTATATAACTCTTGATATTCTGGTAAATTATGTAAATCAATTACTGAAATTGTATATTTTACATTTGGTTTACAACTATCTGTAAGAACCGCTTTCGCGCCCCAATAATACGTATTATCACTTAAATAATTACTATCAGACCAAGTACCTTCTTTTAAGAATGGTTCATATTTTTTATAATATTCTGCAGTTAAACTATTGATTTGTTTTAAATAACTTGCACGAATTTTTTTCCATTCTTGAATTTGTTCATATTCACCTTGAAATTGCCCAAAAAGTCCATAATATTTATTATATAAAAACATATCTAAATAAGTTTCCTTAAAAGTTTTCCAATCAGAATTATATTGATCATCACCTGTTTTTTGCCAAATAATTTGCTCTAAAAAGTCTTTAACATGATATCTTCTAAATTGATTAGTAATAGGATCATAATATTCCATGCTTTGCAATGTAATGACCATTTGGCTATTGTCGTTTAAAGCTATACCATCTAATTGTACAGATCCTTCAATTTCCGTTCCTGATTTTCCGAATGTTTCTCCAATTAAACCACTTAATATATTATATTGTTCTTTATATTGCTCTAAAGTATTATTAAAACTATCACTTTGGTCATTAACTCCTTTCTTAGGATTTTTATATTTATTAAGTTTAGTTTGATAATCATTTAAGAGTTTAATAGCTTCTTCTATTGCTGTAAAATTTGTTTCAATGTTAGCTTGTAGTTCAGTATATGATTCGTCTTGCATATTTATAATTAGATTGGAATAAGTATCATATTGTCCATTTAAATATCCTAATTTAGGTAAAAATCCATCAGCATTAAGATATTCATTTTCTGTTGTTATGGTTTGATCAGGATTTGATCCATACAATTCTTTTTCTGTAACGTCTTTATTCATTAACCCTTTTTCTATATAATACGAATAATCAATTAAAAAAGAATCTTTAGATGGATTGTCTTCTGCTAATTTAATGGTACATAAACCAGTATCAGATAAACTTGAATCTACATCTGAAACATACATTTTAGTTGTAATAGAACTTGAATCAATAGTACGAGTGATATTACTTAAGTTTTTCTCATATCTAAATCCAATTTTATTTTCCATACCTTTTTCAGTTATGAAAAATACTTTTTTAATCATTTTACCGTTTTCATCCATTTCTACTTTACCATTGTTTTTATGTTTAATATAAAACATTGGATAAATTTCAAAAACTTTAGATAGTTCTTGAATTAAATTAAAACGATTTGATTTTTCTCCTGTTAAAGTCCTTATGCGGCGAGGATGTTTTTCAGTTTGGAATCTATATGGACAATAACCATATTTTTGAAATAAACATTCTCTATTAGGAACATTATCTGTACCACTTTCTGAATAACAACAGTCCATCCATCCGCTAGTATAATATTTACATTTACCTAAATCAAAATAATTGGTAATAACTTTATAGTCATCATCTGTATATATACTAGAATCCAATCCATGATATTCTGTAGTAGTATCCTCAGTAACAAATGAAGTAAGTTTAAATGTATCTTTATAAGTTAATGTTTTTGTATCTTTATCAGTGTATTCTAATGCCTGCAAATAATATCGTTCATATTCAAATACATCACCAAGAGTAACATCAGTTTCAAGCAATAAATCTCTTTTATTAACAATTTTTACCCAATTAACATTTGAAAAATAACCTGTATAATCAAGATCTTTACTTTTATCATAATTAAAATCTCTTCCACTATATTTATAAATAAAATCGGAATCTTCTAGATCTTCTTCTCTTGACTCTTTACTATCTACTCCTCTCGTATAAGCTTCAAAAAATTCCATATCTGTAATTTTATATGTAACTGTTTCTTGGCATTGAGGGAAAGTAATTTGAATATATGGAGTATCATAACTATTTGTTGGAGAAATTAATAAATAATAATTATCATCTTTAATCATTTGAGTATAATCGTAGTAAGAAAAACTAATAACTTGACTTTGTTCTGTTGTTGGTATAAGTTTATTTTCACTATCTTTAGAATAAAAAATATCTCCAGTTAAACTATAATAACCATTAGGATTAATTGCACCATTGCCGATCTTTATAATAATTTGCTGAGTAAGAGCAATATCAGTTTGTTCTTCACTTGTGTTAATATCAGCTTCTTCAGTTGTATCTGTTTCTTCAGTTGTATCAGAAGAAGAGTCTGATTCAAGAGATGGAGTAAAATCAATTAGTCCTTGAGAAAGAATATTAATAGCTTCTCTTAAATATTGTCTTTCTTCACTTGTTGCTTTTGTATTGTATAAATTTTGTAAAATATTAATTTGTTTTACAATACTGTCTTTTGCATTACCATATGAGTCTTGATTTAAACTATTATTACTGTTTAAATCCTGCATAAGTGTTGCAGCATCATTTATCGCTTGATAGATTTCGTCACTTATAGCTTGATTGATTTCATCATTAGCATTTAATTCATCTATCTCTTTTAGCAAATTAGCTAATCGTTTAATTTTACTATTTTCATCAGTGCCATTAATAAGCTGATCGTATTTTTTAATAATAGAAGAAGTGGCTTTACCTAATAACATAACAGTAGTTTGACTACTAGCAGCTAAAGCCATTGTTGCATTACTTGTATCGTCCTTATCTTCAATTGTCGATGAGTTTTTTGAAAACTCAAGAGCTATTTTAAATGCGTAGAATTTATTTGCTTCAATTGTCATTTCCTGTCCAACTAATCCAAAATTTAACACTGAACGCTCAGCTACAGAACAATAATTTACATCCTCATTATCTTCCGCGCCTGGGATAGTTACTAATAAACCACTAATACCAGTTGATGTTGATGATTCTATATCAGCTAATTCAGTTGTAGTATATTGTACTATTTGAACATAATAGTCTGATGTGCCACCACCAACTTGCAAGCCTTCACTTTCTGCTTTGCTTTTTGCATCTGCCCAAGTATCAAACAAATTTGAAGTGGGAATAGTCGGGAATGATGTCATAGATTGATCATAATATTCATAGGATGCTTCTTTATAATTATAACGAGATATATACCACTTTCCAGAAGATCCACTCTCAGAAATAGTAGTAATAATTTGATCCTCATTTCCCGTCCCCGCGGACAAAGAAGGTGAAGTTTTCAATGGATTTGCATCAACTTTAGCAAATTCCCATCCATCTGATTCCGTTATATTTGTACCATTTTGAACATAATTTCTAGCTAATTGAGGAACAATAGAACGTGATGTGGAATAAGAACATAACCAAAAATTCTTAAATGTATCATCACTTTGATGCTCTAAAAAAGTTTCATCTGTCCATAATTCAATAAAACTATTATTATCACCCTTTGCTGGATTATTATACACAGTAACATATCTATCAATATCTTCACTAATATTAATTTCCGTTCTATCAGTAATAGAAACTTTTTTTCCTAAATTAACAGTTGTAACTCCCCAATTATCTAAATATCCTTCTGAATAAACAGTTGGCCAGTATTTACCATCTTGATCTTCTACTAATGTAACATTTTTATCTTCTTTTAAGAATTTTTCCCATGCTTGAATTGTTGTAACATAATGGAAATTTGTATTTGTTAACAAACCATCTTCATCAATAGATACCTCAGCATCATCTGGAATAATTAACATTTGGATTAATTGTGCTGGATCATCTGTATAAGCACTTAAAGCTAGTTTATCAGTTCTATTTGGATATAACTGTGCTGTAGCAGTTGCTTTATACTTTGTATCAGTAGTTGTATCCGTAACATTATAAACATATTGCAATTGACTATATGGGAAATATATATATTTAACATCAGTACCAATAGTAGTAGGTGATTGTAATAAATCAAAACCTCTACTATAAACTGTAGTAGGAGCATTATTATCAGGTTTTTTCTTATTATTCCAAAAATACCTTAATTCTCTTGCTTTATCATCGCTCATATTAATAATACGAGTCTCACCAGTATACACATTAGTAAGCGTATAATCACTTGAATCTGTAAAATCGTTTGTAAGTGTTTTTTCAGGAATATCAAGAGCAATCTTATATACCGCTAATCCATCAAGTAAACTTGCGTCAATTTTATACAACTTTTCTTCAGTATATTCTGTAAAATCTCCCCAGTTTTTACTTGCGTCATAATCCCAAATTGTATTATCATTTAAAATTGTATCACTAAATACACCCAGCTCTTCAACATTATTATATAAATCAGTATCAAAAGTAATACCATAACCATTTCTTGATAATTCTTCAATAAACGCATCATTACAAGTATAGCTATACATAATACTCTTAAATTGCTTTTTCTCGTCAATTTTCTTTACATAAAATTCATACCATTCATCTTCAAATAATAATTTAACCTTTTTTTCATTACACAAATATTCTGCTAATTCATTACGAACATAGTCACCAGATTCTGGATCAAAATATTTTGATGGCATTTGAAAAGTTAAAGTATTTTGTCCTTTTAATTCTCTTTTTAACTGAACACTTGTCGCGCGACCAAGAGCAGTCATATCATCTGCTCCTATAATCGCTTGTTTCTTTTCACTTTTTGTGCCATCTGAATTAAGAACTTCTTCCCAAACACTAAGTTCATAAGTAGGTTTAATAATTGACATTTTATCACCTCTTAATAATATAATGGTGTATATTTAATTGTTGCGCCGTCTAAAAATTGATTATATCCCCAATATGTAGGTGGGAATAATTCCCAAATATAGTTTTCTGCATATTGAAACCATTCACTGATTGTACCAGAAAGTTTATTGTCACCTTTTCCTGTTGATTGACCAGTTAACATTGACCAATAGGATTGAATCGTTTTTAGGAATTGAACTTCTAAACTATGGAGCTTTTGTGTATATAATGATTCTACAAAATTTTTATTATCTTCATTCTTTTCATTATATTCCTCCCATCCAGCTAACCAGTGACGAATTAATTCTTGATTAGAATAATCATTAGATGTTAATCCTAAATTCCATTTTGCATAAGTAAGAAAATTATCTTTTGCTAAATCATATACGCAATTATAGTACGCGCGCATAAGATCTGCATCATATTCTGTACTATTGTTATTATAACCCCAATAATACTCTCGTGCAGCTTTCCATGTTTTATCATCTGTAATATCTTGATCTAATACTGGAATAATTTCAATTACGCTCCAGCCAGGAGGTAGTTGAAACCAGTGACCTTTAGTTATATAATCATTGAGAATGTTTTTAGATTTTGTACCATAATAAGTATTGGTATTATCTTCTATTATATTATACAACATTCTGTTTTCCGTGTCAAGTATTAGTTGCTCTGGTAGGTCTGAAGCATTTCCTCCTTCATCTATTGACAAATCGGTTATATCAATTTCAAGATAATCTCCAGTGTAGTATTGAGGAAGATTATTATAATTAAAAATAAATTGACCATATGCAGCATCCTCTGAATCAACTAAATATTCTGGTGGATCAAATAGATAATCATTAATGAAACTATCAATAGTATAGTTAGTGTACATTGATTGTTGAGTGCTACTCTTAAAAAAGCTAGTATTGCCATAGAATTTAAGTACTGTATTAATTAAAGTTTCCCAATATAACTGAAATTTTTCTTGTTCTGTTATACACAAATCATACAATTCTTCATATCGATCCGCCGCGGCTGATAATTCATTTAATTGATTAGTAAAACCTGTATTAGATTTTGCGGTTTGATAACAAAAAGTTCTAATATAATCTCCTAATTTTTCTCTTGGAATTGGTTCAATCATATAACAATGTTTAGGATGACAAGGTCCTAAATCATCAAAAGATTCATGTCCAGATAACATTTCCGCAACTGTATCTTGTAAATCATCAACAGACAAAGATTTAATTTCATTATTACTAACCAATCTGTCAATACTGCTTCCATCTATATCTCCAACACGTTTAAAATACTTATTATCATATTTATAAGTCACATTATCATTTAAATCTTGAGTTGTCAATCCACACCAATTAACTGCATCTGCTAGACCTAAACGCTGAACATTTAAACGCCTAATTCTAAAACGTTTATGCCCATTTGCATCTTTATGTTTTTGAAAAAATGTAGATAGGCCAGGATTGTTGAAATTTAATTCAAAATCAATAGGTAAATCACCAGGATTATATACAAAAAGGCGATTGGTTAATAAATTTGTGTCTATTGTTTTATCAAAGCCTTTATCTAAATTTAAATATCCAACCTTTGAACATTGAGGAGCATACATTAATTCCTGATCATAATCAAGAGTAGGAGTAGTTAATAATCTACTGCTGTGCGCCCATTCTGGTATGTTATCCCAATAACGTCTTACGTCAATAATTGATCTAGTACCAGAAGGAGTATTGAAATAGAGTTCTCCTTTTTTCACTTGATCATATGTTGGATAGCCGCCGTACCATGGTTGAATATTAATTTCAGTATTGTACCATTCTTTAATTGCTTTTTCTGGCGGAGTATGAATGTAATAATCTGCTGATCTTACTATGTATTTATTAAAACAATAAGCAAATGGAGAATAGCAAATCATATTGAGTGTGCCAGTACCTTTATAGACTCTTTCTCCATCTTGATTTAAAAAGCAAACATATTTAAAAGTTGGTTTAGATTTAATTTTTGCTTTATAAGTTTTATAAGGACGTTCATCAAAAACTAAATCTTGTGGTTTATCATTTCCAAAAATTTGAGAGATTAATCGTAAATTATCTTCGGTAATACTATCAAACGCAAGATTTAAAGTAAATTCTCTTGTACTAAAAATAGAGCCAAAATAATACTTACCATTACTGCCGCTAATATCAGTTGTTGTATCAGTATTTGATGGTAATAAATCTTGAGAATAGAAATTGCTTGAGCTTGTTACGATTAAGTTTAAATCTTTTGAATGGTAGTTTCCAAAACGAAAATGAATGAAATCTGCCATTTATTTCCACCTCCAAAAATGAGCGAAGATTTTAGATAAATCTTCACTCAGTTAAGTTATATTTTATTTACGAAGGATAACAGAAGATCCAATTGGATTAGATGCTTCGTTAATACGTTCTTCCATTAAGTCTAACATTGATTCTACATCGTAATCACTTGAAATTGATTCTATGTTAAGATTGATACTAACAGTTCCTCCTGTATATGATGTGTTGGAGTTATTGGTTACGTTATTGAGAGTTGAGGAAATGTTGGATATAGGAGATTCTGTTTGGTTAACTAGTGGAGTTGAAAGATTCATTGAACGTAGTGCTTGAGCTAATGCTGCGATGTTACTTGTATCTTCTGGGTCTAAGAATGCTTCTGGTTCTGATTTTGTACCATCTACCCAAGCTGGACCAGTAAAGTCTACCATACCACCTGATGCGTAATGTTTTACAGAAAGATTTTTTCCTTGAGAACTTAAATACTGTGCATTAGAATTGATAAAATCTTGTGCCTCTTGCTCACTAGTAAACCAGTTTTCATTACTAAGAGGAGTACCAGAAGCTTCTAAACTATGTAGGCTTTCCAAATCATCTTTTCCATTAACACTAACGTAATATCGTTCTGAAGCTTCGGACATCCTTTGATTTTCTAAATCTTGTATATACTGCACACAATTGTTCTGTAATTGACGAATTTGTTCATCAATACCAGATATTACAGTCGCAGCATCTGTACCTAATCCTTTCAATGCTTCATCTAAATTTTGAGTAGCAGTATCAAGATCTGCTTGAGCTGTTGACAAATCTTGTTCTGCAGTGGTTAATGCTTCTAAAGTAGTCGACTCTGTATCATAAGCATCTTTAACTGCTTGTGCTCTAGTTTCTGCAGCTTCTTGTGTTTTTGTAGTCACGTCATCCAAAGCTTCTTGATAAGCAGTTTGCATTTTTACTAAATTTTCTTCAGCATTAGTAACTGTTTCTTGTGCAGATTCAATAGCTGTTTGAGCTGTTTCTATAGCCTCATCTCTAGCAACTACACCAGCTTCTAGCACTTGGTTTCCTACTTCAGTACTAATATTTAATGTTGTAAGTATTTCATTAACACTATCCACATCTGCTTGAATTGCATCTGTAATGCTACCTCCAACATCAGCTAATACTTGTTGAACAGCTTCAAGACTAATAGCATTTGTATAATCAGTTTCAGCTTCTTGTGCATATTGAACTTGAGCTTCAGTACTCATGTCTTGAACAGATGAATCATTGCTCATAAACCATTCAACAGCATCAGCAGAATCTGTCCATCCCTGAATAATTTCATTAGCTTGAATCCACCAATCAGTAGTTTCCATCAAAGCGTTTAAATATTCAATTTCTTCTTCTCTTGCCTTTTGTTGAGTTTCATACATTTCTTGCATAGAGGAAATTAAATTATCAACTTCTTTATCAAGTAATGATTGACGAGTGTTTTCAACTTCATCCTCAAGTGTTGCAACTTCTTTTTGATTAGCTCCAGAGGTATCTCTTGACATTAAAGATAATTTCTTTTCTTTTGTTGCTAATTCTTCATATTGACTTGCTTGATCTCTTAAATCACGTTGTTTCTGAATTGCATCCTGTAGAGCACTGATATAATCATCATCTGCCTCTTTTAAATTATCATATTTATCTTGTACTGCATCTATCTCTGCTTGAGCATTTTCTTTTAAAATTTTAACTACTTTATCTTGAGTTGATATATAATTTTTTAATGCTGTTGTATAATAGTTCTCCCATTCATCTTCAAGAGCTTCCATTTCTTCAGTTGCAGTTGCCATTGAGTCTACTTCTTTATTATATTCTGCTTGTAATTTTACTAATGCATCTTTAATAGCATCACTTGCATCTGCATTTTCAAGAGCACTGGTGTCAAGCATCATTCGTCCATCAACAGTGAATTGAACTGAATCACGAACATTGGCATATGCGTCATTACTATAAAGGTCAGATAACATATTATCTAAACTTTGTTGTGTAGATTGTTTTTCTGCTTCAAGTAAATTCATTTTTTCTTTTTGTGCCGCAATATAGGCTTCTGTACTAGAAACCATACTATCCAAATCTGAAGCATCTTCCATATTTGATTTTAAGGTTTTTAAACGAGTATTTAATCCAGTTAACATTTGATTTGCTGAATCTAATCGTTCAAGGCCGCTATCCCAATCAGCAGAACCATGAATTGCTTCATATAAATCTTCTTGAGCTTCTGCAAGTTTTTCTTGGGCATCTGCTAAAGTATCATACGCATCTTGTAATGATTTTAAAGCACTCTCTGCAGCTTCTTCTGCTTCTTTAATCGTTTTAGCTTCTTCTTCATATGCATCAGCAATAGCTTTTTCTCGTACTGCTGCTGCATTGTCTGCTGCTTCTTTTGCTTCATCATATGCTTCTTGTTTTTCTTTTAAAGTTTTTTCCGCTTCATCTACTGCATCTTGTGCCTCTTGAATTGTTTCTTTTATTGCTTCAAGTAGTGAAACTTGATTTTGAAATTCTAATGAGATTTCTTTTTCTGCCTCTTCTGTTCGTTCTGCAATTTGATCTGTTAAAGTCGATTGTTCTTTTAGTAACTCAGTTTTTTCTTCTTCTAATTCAGTAGTATCCATACCTAATTTTTTATAATTTGCTATTTTATTATCTAATTCTTGAATTTGAGATGTTACAGTATTTAAACGTTCTTGTTCAGTTCCTAATTCTTTTTTCAATGCTTCTTCATTTGTTGCAATTGTTTCTGAAAATAGATTTTGCACTTTCTCCATTTTAATTTCAAATTTACCAGTATCAATATCTAATTCATACACATCACTTAATCCAGCTTCATCGAGAGTGTTTAATTGTTCTCTAGTTAAGCCAATAGACGTATCAATCTCATCCATTATTGAAGTAATTGTATCAGCTTGAGTAACCATTGTTTCTCCTGCTTCTTTTGCTGATGTGATTAATGTATTAAAAGCAGTTGCTGATCCATATTCAAATGAACCTACTAAATCATTAATATCTCCAAACACTGATTTAACTTTTTCTAAAGCTTCATTAAAACTAAGAGCACCACTTGAATCTGTCATTAGCTGTTCGGCCAAGTCTTCCATTGTTTCTTCTACATTTAAAGGATTCACTTCGTCCCAGTTAACATTTGCATTTAATATCAAATCTAATTCATTTTCTGATAATACACTATCCTCGTCATTTAATATATTAGTCAACATTGTTTGAAGTTTTTCTTTGGCTTGTGCTTGAGCTTCATCTCCAGTAACATTATTAGCAATAAAATTGGACATTGTTGAGATAGTTGTAGGATCAATTTGAGTAAAAAGATCCGCCCACATACCCTGGCCTTGATCTCTAAGAGCATCTCCAGCAGCTTCAAAATCTCCATTTTTTATTGCATCAGTAAAAGCAGTTGCTGCATCTTCTGACGTAAATAGATTAGAGAAAAATCCTCCAGTAATTTGTCCGCCTTCATTCTGTGTTAAAAACATATTTGCATATTGTTCATAATCAACAGTAGCTGCAGATTCAATATTGTCTTTATAAGCATCTCCATATTGACCTTCTAACTTTTGAATACTTTGCTGGTATTCATCAAGAGACATTGTGCTTATATTTTCACTTACTTCAGCAAAGCTATCAACTAATTGCTCTGGAATTTCTTCTGCTGCAGTTTGCATATCATTTTCAATATACTGAGTAAATGTATTATCTCTAATAAGTTTTGCTAAATGTTCTGCATCTCCTCTCATGTTAACAAATGTATCTGCAGTTAAGCCTGTGATTGCTGATAATGTTTCTTCGGATAAGTTTACAGCTTCGGCCGCACTCGAAAAATCTTCTGCATTTATTAATGATGACATAAAATCTGAGCCTTCAGAGAGTGCTGCTGGATCTAAATTGGTTAATGATTTAAATTCTTCATTAATATATTGACTAGTTTTTTCTATTGCCTCTTGATCATCTTCAAGTAATAAACGTTGTAATTCAATAAGCTCATCAGCTGCATCAGTATTTGTTACCATACTAGCTTGCGTTGCTCCTACTGTTGCAGTAATATTACTTTGATAATTTTGACGTTGTGATTCTATATATCGTTGGTTAGACGCTTCATCTGCTTCATTAATAATGTCATCAATTCCCTCTTGCTCGTCTAATATTTGTTGATAAAATTCTAACGCATCTTGATTATTATCTAAAATTTGTTGCAGCACATAAGAAAGATCAACTTCTCCTTGTGTACCATGCTCTTTATAATAATCGTCAAATAATTTTAACATTTGATTAATTTCATCAGCTTTATTATCATCTGCTGCTATACGACCTGAGGCAATGGCGGTCGAATAATTATCATTTATTGCTTGACTAATACTATCATAATCTGTTAATCCTTGATTGATAACATCTTGTAAAGCTGAAAAATCAGCAGAAGTACCTGTCTCATAAATATCTGTAGTGTATGTAGTATCTCCATTCTCATTAGTCTTAGTATAAAAACCGCCTTCTAATTGAAGTTTAGCTTTTTGATTTTTTGTTTTTTCAAGTTCATATTCTTCTGCATTTACATTACTCTGAGTGCCAAGAGCTATTGCTTGAGATAATTCCGCAATTTCTTTTGCATCTTCTAATTGCTGATTCCACAAATCTTCACTAATAATTAATTTATTATTCATTTCATCATAATATGCAACTGTATCTGAATATTCATCATTTATTGTTTCAACTAACTCATTGTATCTTTCTTGTTCATCCTCAGTTAAACTAATTTTATTATTTAATTCATCCCATTCTTTTTTTACACTCTCCATTGTTGAAACTGCTTGTTGATCTGCTTTTGCTGTAGATGTAGTAGTTTCGGCAGCTTCTTTTAAATCTTCAAGATTTTTTTTCATAGTTGAAATCTCTGCATCTAAGCTCTCAGATAAAGAAGTCCATACATTGTTTTTCTTATAATAATTATAAATTAGTGCACCTAAGCCAACAACTACAACTGTTCCTATTGCTATAGCAGCTAGAGCGGCTGGATTTGATAATATAGGAATAAGTGTAGGGATAAACGCGGCGAGTTGCTTTCCTAAAAAAGATATAAATTGAGGAACTAATTGAGAAATCATGCCTGTTACTAAAGTTAAACCAGTTGTCTTTAAAGCAGTTGAAAAATCTCCTGTAGAAATAGCAGTAATAATTCCACTAGTAATTGCAGATCCTATTGAAGATTTAAATGCACCTTTTATTGCACTTGCTGCACTATTAACTACTGGACCAAGAGCACCAAAAGAATTACTTAAATTTTGAGTTGCTTGCTGTAATTGTTGACTAGATGCTGACCCTTCTCTGACTGCTTGAATATATTGTCGTAAAGCTGTAGTCGTATTTTCCTCATTAGTTATATCTTGCTGAAGAACTACTCCCATTTGTTGTAATTTTGCAACGAACTGATCATATGCTGCAGTGCCAGCAGTAAGTTCTTCAGTTCCACCCATTTTTTTATATAATTCATTTACTTCTGTTTCTGTTAATTCCGTAACAGAACCAACTTGTTGTAATTTAGTATAAAAATCAGTTAATGCTTGAGCAGAAATAGGCTGATCAGCTAAAGAAAAAAGATTCTTTTGTCTATTAGTTAATTCTAAAAATTGAGTATTAATTTTTTCCATTTGTTGATTAAATGCGCTTGTTGCTTGTTGAAGATTTTGCTCTAATTGTTTTTTTGCATTATCAGAAAAAATTAAACTACTAACTTTTGTTCCTATCTTACTTTTGCTTAAAACTGTCGCTATTCCTGTATTAATAGAATTACCAGCTGTACTTGCAGCTGTTTTAAATGCAGGAGTAACCTGTTTGTTAAAAACATCTGCTACAGTTCCAATATTTGTTTTCATGCCATTAATAAATTGAGAAACAAAGTTTTTACCAACTGTTAAGCCGATTACAGCAATAAATGCCAAATCTTTTATACTAATATCTTTTTTAATCCCACTTAATAATTTATTACCTAAATCTAAAGCATCTTTATAAACATCCTGATCCAATAACGAAACTCTTAATTGCTCCCAAGTATTTTGAATTTGTTCAATTTTATATTGAACAGTATCTTGATATTTATTAAATTGTACAGTTGATTGTCCAGTTGACTCATAAGCTGTTGCTTGTAATTCAAGTGTTCTATCATAATCACTCATCATTGCAATAAATCTCGACTGTTGCCTACTACCCGCCGCGGTAGTTGCGATATAACGTTGAGTATTTCTATCAAGTGTATCCCATTTTTCTGCCAATTCAAGAAAGACATCATCTAGATCTCTAAATTGACCACTAGCATCTTTAATTGAAATACCAACAGACTTTAATGCTGTATCTACATCATTATAATCAAGATCATCAAATTCACTATCTGCTGCAGATACATTTTCTTTTAATTCTGTAAATCTTGCAATGATGGTTTTCATTGCTGTACCGCAATATCTTCAAATTATAAATTTTGCTCTATAGCTTTTTTCGCCAATTGATATTTTCTATCTAAATAGATAGAAGCATCATCATATAACATATGTAAAATTTTATTTACTTCTCGTTTTCCACTTACTACAAATTTTGGAACACTTCTATTTCTATCTAATTTCTTATTAATTTGCCATAAATTCATTACATAATTTAATATATCTTCTGTTCCAACCAAATTAATTCGATATCTAATTGAATTAACACTATTTTTTTGTGGATAAATACTACCATCGCCATCAAATAATCCTCTGCTCCAATGAATTAATAACTCATTTGACATTTGCATTTGAGGTGTTAAAGTTAACGATTTTTTTCTGTATAAACCTTGTTTTTCTAAATCTAAACAGATTTTTTGATCATATAACCTAAAAAAACGATAAGGTTTATTTTGATTATTAATTTTATCTTTATATGGTGCATTTGTTTCTAAAAAGTTTTGAAATTTTACTATATGTTCTTTATCTTTGTCTGCCAATCCTAGAATTAATTCACCTCGTTCTGGATCAACATATCCGTCAGCGTATAAAAAACCTAGCCAATAAGCTTTTTCTTCTGAATCAATCTTCTCAAAAACATTTGAATTGCGTTCATAAATCATATTTAATTCTCCTTTAAATATTAAACTTATTAAATTTATAATTCTGCACATATAGTGCCTTTAGCTTCTTTTTGTTATACTAAAGTTGAGACTGTCGCACGCCCATTGACATGGGCCTCTTTCACTCAGTCGTTCACGGTGCTTATTCGAGCAATCTCGATGAGCTTCCGCCCTGTTATCCACTGCTGGATGTCCAAGTCAATTAGAAAGAGTTATTCAATGCAGTTTATGTATTATGCTGCAAGGACACCGTACTTGATGTTTTCAGGCGCTTCTTGAGTTGTTTCTCCTTTCTACCGTCTTTTTCAAGATACTTTAACACCTATAAGGTCGGAGTAGACTATACCATTATCCATTATTACTTGGATACCGCTTGGTAGTCGTTGAGGGCTTGAAATTAAATATTCCAATCCCTGCGGATTACCCAATCTTTACTATTGTTACTATACTGAGGTCATTACTCTCACCATATTATAAAATACTTAGTAAGTAAAGCTCTAAGGGCTTTCCCGCATATTCACGGTTCAATATAATATTACTATTATAAGGGACTTTTGTGACTTAAGTCACGTTAATCATTTGAGTAATAAAAGCAGACGTAGTTTCAAAGTCCATACCTGCATTCGCAGCAATTGACGCTGTTTTACTCATAGCGTATGCTATACCATCAACGTCTGCCGCTGCGCTTGCAGCTAGAGATGAATAAACGTCTGTTACTCTTGAGCCTTCATCCATTTCCATATTAAATCCACGAAGTGCCGCTGTCATTTGTTCTGTTGCTGTACTAAAATCACTACCAGATAAAGTAGCCAATTTCATGGTATTGGTTGTCAAACTTAACGCTTCATTTGTATCCAACAATTTTCTTATTTTTAAAAACGTTACTTTTTAAACTAGTTTATACTACTCTATATCTCTATAGAAGTTGAGACTATATCAAACCATAAAGGTATCACTACTTCGGATCACTTGATCCTACACAGTCCTTGACCGACTGTTAGTCGTTGAACTTTTTTCCTAAAATCAATAGGAAACTTAGCTGCTGATTTTCCAAATCTTTATATTATCACCATACCTTATCTACAATCAGCCGCGAAATTATTACTAATTTCGTTTGGTAATAAAGATTTAAGGACCTTCCAGCAATCCAATGATTTTCAAGGGTTGGTAGGGAAGAATTATATTTCTTCCCAATAAAATCCGCAACTCATTCCATGTCGCTTAGCTGCACTACTAATAGCAGCATAAGTGACACCATATTCTTTTGCGGCGGTAGTAAAACTTGGCCATTCTTTTATTAAATTATGGTTTTTGTCATATTGAGCAACTTTATGCTGACCTTTATGACCATTCTTTTGAGCATTTATCATATTTTCTGAATTAGTAATACATCTTAAATTGCTCAAATCATTATTTGAACGATTACCATCTATATGATCAATTACATAATCTTTAGGAATTTCACCTTTAAAAGTTTCCCAAACTAATCTATGTGCAGAAAACATTTTGTCTTGTAAATTAAAACGGACATATCCATTACGCTTTGTGCCATAAGATAATTTTTTAGTTACACAATTTTTTATAACACCATTATTAGAAATTTCATATATACCTTCAAATCCTTTAAGAGGTCTCCATTCTACATTATCAACACTAACTTTAGTCACTGCATTAATTTTATTCTTTTTTATTGGTTCTTCACACCATTGAAGATTATCAACATTATTATTATACTTATTACCATCAATATGGCTTACCATTGAATAATTATTAGGATTTGGTATGAAAGTTTCTGCTACTAAACGATGTACCATCACGCTTTTTGCTTTACCATTAATAGTAAGTTGTACATTACGATATTCATTTCTCGCTAGAGTTCCTTTTAATTCTCTCTTGGTTTTAAGATTTATAACTATGCCTTCTGTATTAATTGTATAGTCTGTTTCCTGTCCATCAATCATAATTCTTTTTGTTTCACTCATAATTTAATTCCTCCGATATATTATTTTATATTTTATACTAAGATCTCTTTCTTAGTATGTATATATTATATCATAGGATACAAAAATAGTCAATACTATCCATTTTTATAATCTAGGTTTCCCTTGTTGGTAGAAAAGTGCACTCGATGCTATTACGTCTTTAGTAGATTGACCAAGTTCATTAGCCATTGCAGCATAGTCACCATAGCTACTCCACATATCGCTAACATCATAATCAGTAACCATTGCTATAGAAGCAAAACTAGCATCCAATTCTGCTAAGTCTTGAGTCGTTGCTTGAATTTGTTGTTTAACTTGATTCCAAGCGTTACCAATGGACAAGATTTGAGTAACTCTATTTTTTAAATTATCAAAAGCGGCATTAATTTTTTCTTGAGCTGCAGATTCCTCTTTTTGTTGCTCAACAGATTTTTGAACAGCTGTGGTATACTCATTCATACTTGTAACGCCATTCTCTAATCCAGTCGTTATTGTCTCATTAGCTTCAGACGCTGCTTGATCTCTTGCTTGTTCTGCCGCCTGTACATTTGCTTCTGCAGCTGCTTGTTCACTCAATCTTTGATTAACAGTGGCAAGTGCTGCTTCTTGTTGTCTATACGTTTCAAGGTCAGCAGCTTCAGTCGATCCTTCAGCGGCATAATTAATACCATTTGCACTTGTTGAAGTATCAAAAGTGTGTTCAACATTCGTACTTGCATTTTCAGCCGCTTGTTGTACATCTTGTAAATCTGCAACAAACTGTTGAGTAAACTCTTCTTGATTTTCTATAATTGCGCCATAGCTAGAAAAAGTATTAATCAAATCTTGAATTGCAGTTTGAGTTTCTTTCGCTCCACTTGTAACATCTGATAAAGCTTGTTGATAAAGTTGAGTTGCTTCACTATTTGCTCTATCATTAAAAGTTGAATAATCGACGTGTCGTTGGTTGTCTTTTCTTGCCTTCCAGTCAGATTGTGCACCCTCTTCTGTATTACCAGTTAAACTTGGAAGGTTTGTACTAGTTCTTTGTTTACTAACTTTATAGTTTGATGAGCTTAAGTCAACTGTTTTAGTTTCAATTGCATTCTTTGCTGCGGCTTCTTCAGCTTCTTTTGTTTCTAAGTCATAGATTTCTTGACGAGTTTGACGTTCTTCTTCTAATAGACTATTGAATTTTTCTTGGTCACTAATACTTTCAGCTAGTTGTTTTGCTCTATCTTCTCCAACGCCTTCACTAGTAAATTTTGTTACTATCTGTTGATTTTGAAGTTGTTGAGTTGATTTAATTTCGTCTTTTAAACTTTGTAAAGCTTTTTGAGCATCTTTAACTTTTTGAATATATTCTTCTGGTGCTGTGTATTCTACTTTTTGACTAATTTTTTCTAGGTCTTGAGCAGTACGTTCATATAGAGAATTAAGTTTTGCAACGTCTTTATTATAATTCTCCATATCTTTTGTATTACTGAAACCTTCCTTAGCTTTTTTTGCTAATTGTTCAGCTTGTTTTTCAATTGCTTTAATTTGTGTATCGACATTTCCAAAAAGTTTTGTATCTGCTCCCTGAGATTCCATTTGAGAACGGATTTTCTTTAGAGAGGAGATTATTTCGGATGCATCGAACGTGCCTTTAAAGGCTATTGTTTGTGTAGTTGCCATTTACTTCACTCCTATTATTTAAATATAAGTCTTGTACTTGATAAATCAATTGTAAATCCATTAAATAATACAGAAGAAAAATGTAATTGATCATTTAATATTTTTTGATCTAAAGTACGATTCATTATATTTGGATTTTTTTCATTAATTATAGCATCTGACTGATCAGTAGGGCTAATAATTTTAAAAAGTTCTGAATCCGTAGTACCTTTTTTAAAAATTTCATAAATGCCTTTATCAAGCTGTTTTAATATTACTGAAATTGGAATGATATAATTATTAATTTGATAAAACAAATTCTTACTAATTTCTGGTTCTATCGCAGCATGACCTCTAATAAAATTAAAATAATTCATAGTTGAAACAAGAGAAATCAGCTTTTGTCTATTTTCTAAACTTGCTTTTGGAGTAAGAAATTCATTTTTATTATTAATATCATAATAACGTAAAAATAATACTGTATCTTGTGGTAAATATTTAAAAATATATTGCTTACCTAAATTTATTCCGTTTTGTTTTTTTGGATCACTACTATCGTCATAAATTTTAAATTTTGTTGAACCAATTTTTGAAGTATAGTTTTTTATATTAATACCAATTTGATTGTTTCCATCCTTTTGACCCGTTATTTTAATTGTTGCCAATACATCAGATGTACTTTCTCCAAAGCTTGTCTTTTCATTGAAAACTTGTCCTGTATCAAAGATTTTTCCTGTTATTTGAGGATCTAATCCAGCATAATAATTATTTAAATATCCAACAATTTCTCCCATATTTCCAACAAAATTAGATTTAGCAACACCTTTAATCTCTGTTTCCTCTGAATATACAATCGCATTTTTTATCTGATCATCAAAAGAGTCACTGTTTAAAAACTTATTAATAGCATTAATAAAATCTTTATATTGCTCTTTTGATATATAAAGCTTTCCTAAATTCATAACAGTTAATATAACACTACCATCTTTTTCTTGTAATTGAATTAAAGCTTTATTTGTGGCATTCTTAAAACCGTTAATATAATCATCTTCTGTATATGTATCATTAGAATTAGCAGAGTTCTTTTTATGTTCTGATTCAATTTCTTGCTCATATAATCCTCCAACAACATCAATGGGCATATTTATCATTAATTTACCTTGTTGTGTCGTTATTCGTAAAGATTCTTCCTGAAACTGAATACGCTTATCTTTTTTTAAAACTTGTATGTAATCGCTCAATTGTTTTTTAATATCTTGTTTTTCTTCTCGCATAGACCTTGATTCTGCTTTTGATGTTATTTTAAATTTTGAAATTGTTTTTGGATCTATTTGCTTTTCTGATAACAGTTGTTCAAAATACTTATTTATTGTTTCTTCAAAATACTCTTTTGCTGGTGTTTCCAATACCGTTTGAATTGAGCCTTCTTCTATAATATCTTTTACAACATTTTTTTTATCTTGTTCTGTTGGTCTTTCGCCGCTGTTTTCTTGAATAAAACTAGTTAAATGTAAATCAATTTTTTGAGAGGACATTAAATTTAAAAATTCTTCAGATGAAATTAAAATTTTAAAACTTATTATAGGCTGTTCTACTATAGATGACAAATCAGATTTATTTTCATTTTTTGAATCTTTTTCTCCTAGGAAAAAATATCTTGTCCAAAAATCAATTTTGTCTCCATCATCTTTATTTAAATAATTATCTTTGTCTGAATCTTGATCTCCTATAAGTTGTTTATAAAAAGATAATTCTAATTCAATTAGTTCTTTATATTGTGTAGAAAAAATAGCTTCGTCATCATTATTTATTAATTGATTCATATCTGTATTCACTATATTATTTGCTTTTTTTAATGCATCATTCAATGGCCCTTCATTTTTAATCTTTTCAATAACATCTTCTTTTTTCTTAGAATTTTCCCCATACCAATATGCACCAACCCACTTATCCCAACCAGGCCACGAGTTTTGTATTGAATTATTAACCAAATTTGTTTTTTTAGTTTTTGCCATCTTACAAATACTCCCCTGTCAATTCCTTATCCAAAAAGCAAATCTCAAATGTCTTTCTCTTATCCTTTCTCTCATCCTCATCATTATACCCAGTAATATAAAAATCACTTACAACTGAATGATCAACATCTCTTCCCAATTTCATGCTCAACGCATTATTAATCTTACACTTAGGAATCGTAATAACACCAGTCCTTACAACACCATCGCTATAAGCCTTACTACTAAACTTTCCAGTCAAACTATAAAACCCATTCATCAATCTATCACCAATCTCAATACTATCCAGTCCATCATAATAATCAAAAGTATAATCAACATAAACCTTAGAATAATCATCTCTAAAATAAACTCTATTCCCATATATTTCAAAATCTTTAATCTTATTTCCTCGTTCATCATAGCAAAAAATCCACTTAACTTTGCTAGGAGGCAATGGTTTCAACATCAATTCAGGTCTCCTACCCATTGGTAATGGTTCATTATTAGGATTTCCCTGAACTCCCATTAAATCCAATATCGCATTAGGCTTATATTTTAAATCAATAGCACAATAGTCATCATCACATAACGCTTGTACTGGTTCAATATAATTAACAGATTGAACGCTTTTTCTCTTAACCTTTGAATTACTTAATAATGCCCAGCTTACTGGACTTAGCAATCCATTGGTAATTGAAAAATTCACCTCTTTATCTGTCTCCCAATTAATTAAAGGAATATTATGATAGCCGCCAGTCGCTTGTTGGTTAATCCTAGATTCAGTAACTGTAGCAATATTTGCCTTATCAAGCATTAAAATCGCTTCATTCGTATCATACTTTTTACCCGCAATCTCTAAAGGTGCGCGCAAACGTAAAGTTATATCATACAATTCCTTTATTCCATATTGTTCTTCCACTTATTATCACCTCTTGATTTTATTATAATAAAATTTCGCCGCAAAGTAAGTATAATCCCGCTTCCCCGCAAAACTTTACTAAATTAAAGGTCATCTGAAGCGCAAAAAGCTATAAAAAAATAAGACGACATAAGTCGTCTTATCATTAATATATTTCGTTGTTCTCAAGATTAATTGATTCAACCATATCATCAATCTTAGTGTAGGTTTTACTGCGTTGAGTGCCATAAGGTACAACCTTAGTTCCACCTTTCTCTTTATCTTCAATAACGCTATACTGTTTAAGTTCCATCATAACATTATTTGGAGGACACAATACGTCAACTGACATATCAAAAACGGTAGGGTCTCCTTCAGCTTCAAGCGTAATGTTTGTGTCAACGCCTATTGATGCTCTATGAATAGTGAATTGATAACATTCATCCTTACCTGTTTTTTGATTACGTATGTAAGTGTTACCTACTATTTTATATTTCTCTGGGAAAGTATCTGGGTTGATTACAATTCTTTCACCTAGAGTTTGTTCTCCGAGTGTATAGTCGCCAGGGACATATTGATTGTTGACAACTGTTCTAGTCCATTTGTAGTATACTGAACCAACAGGTAATACAAATTCATCATGTTCTTGGTCTATGTAGTATTTTGTAGTACCTTGTTCTTTGCTATTACCTTGCATCTTTTTAATTAGAGTTTTTGAATTATTAGATGTTCCTAATCCTTGATCTTGATTATAAGCTTGCTCTGCTGGGATTAATGTATCTCGATAGAAATCTACATTTTCAGATGCTGAGTAGTAATGGAATAGTGGTGTCATTGTTTTAACATCGTAGTATATTTCATAAGATGAAGATTTGTCATCTGTATAGTATCTTAGGATATTCCTCTCTTGGTCTTTACGACTGATTTTTAAGCCGCCACGTTTAGTTACAACGCATTTTTCCATTCTATCAATTACATCAAGAACCATGTCATTTGATGTTTCTACTTTTGTATAATCTGATTCGGTACGAATATTTTGGATTAAGCGTTGGATTATATATGGACTCATTGCATAGTAAGAGTATTCTTGAGTTTGTGCAGCAATTTGATTTAAAACTTCGTCTTCTGTATTGCAATATGAATATTTCTTAGTTGTTGTTGTGTTGCTTGTATCAATACTTCCCCATGCATTATCTGCAACATAGCTTCCCCATGTTTTTTTCGCACTATATTTACCAGTATCAAAAGTATCAATTGCTGCAGTTAATGCCCCATATAATTTTTCAGGCTTTGTGCATAAATAGAATTTTTTGTCTTTGGATTTAGGATTAAAAGTTCCAGCAAATAAATTCTTTAATTGATCTACTGTCAATAATGTATCATTTAGTTCATTACTTATCTTGAGATCATTAACTAATCGTACTTGATAACATTCATTAAGATTATTAAAAAATGGACGAACTCCAGTTAATTGTCGATTTTTTACAATAGGACTAAATGATATCAATAAATATGCATTAAAATAGTTATGATAATCATATTGACAAGCAGTACTATAACGAGTATTGGTTAAATTAGAAGTATAAAAACAATATACAGGAATTGCTAATTGAAAAACAGCCAATGAACCATAAGCATATTGTTGACATATTGTCTTAGTATCACCGTCACCATTTGAAGATTGCGAATAAGATTTGTAATATTTACTATATTGATATAACTTATATTCATTTTCATCATCTTGAATTAGTTGATTTATATCTGTAACATCAAATACATTTGTTAAAGTGGCTTCGGTTGATGCTGAAATTATATATGAAGTAATTGAATTAATATTATTATTATTGCTAGTAGTTGCTTGTTTCATTGATTTAAAACTTTGTTTTTCATATATTGTTGTGTTATTATTATCAACTTGCGTTGTATAAATTTTTAATTTAGAATTAATATTAGAATTCGGATCTGTTTCTAAATAGCCTGAACAATATTTTTGAAAAAAATCCTTTTTCATTGACAATATTAAACAATTTTTTATAGCAGTCTTTCTACTACGATACCCTGTAAGTTGATTATCTTTATCATATTGAGGACATAAGGCTGCAGGAACAAAACATTGTGCGATAAAATAATTATGATAATTTTCTATTATATCATTTAAGTTTTCTCTAATTAATTTAAATATTGCATATATCTTATAAAGTGTTGCATTAACCTCAAATGAACTAGCAGAATTATTAGACACAATCATATTAGTCATAAATTGATCCCAGTTGTTACCTTCTAAATGTTCAATTTTATGATTTAAATATATTCTAAAAATTATTCTTAAAATATTTTTTAAATCAGTAGTTAATTCTAATCCACCTGAATCTGATGTATCTGCTGATTTTATAGGAAAAACTGTTGTAGCCTTATTATATCCAAAAAATACCATTAATAAAATTTTTTCAAGTAAACATTTACCAGAAGAAGTATAATCATTCTTTTGAAAATATTGATTCATATTCCAATATTGATACAACTCGTTACTATTTTCCACTTTACAAAAATCCATATCTATTGTAAACTTATCATTATCAGATTTGTTAAAATAGTTATATCCTTGATAAATAGGATCTGAATAACCATCTGAAATATTAAGTGTACAGGAATAATTATCTTCATCAAGTGTCGATATACTTCCATTCTTAGTGTAAAGATAACATAATGCTTTAGCAACATTTTTCTTTATTTCTGTACGAAAATCATTTGCATTTTCTGCTTCAGTTAATTCTATCTCTTTTGCAGTCTCAAATAACGCATCTGCGTATTCATTAAGCGCACTTTCATCAACTTTTAATGTACATACTTTATTATTATTACTATCTGTAGTTATGTGATTATCTTCTTGTTTTAAAAGATCATTTAATGAAAAATAGAAAAAATCGCCTATATTTAAATTTAATGCAATATTTTCCATATTATTATGCAAATAATTAATATATTCATCATCAATAACTATCTCATGAATTTGATTTGTAATCACATTATTAATTTCAGAATTTTTTAATCCACTACTAGAATTTGTGAAGTCATAATTTCCAATTAACAAATCTGTATTTTCAACATCAGGTTTAAATAAGGTAGTATGATTATCAAGTGAAGTTTGATATGTAAAACTAGATAGAGTATTTGTTTGAGAAATATAAGGAAGAATATTTAAACCAAAAGCTTTATCCATTGTTTGTTGAGTTTGATCATAAGAACTAGTTCCAGATTCATGTTTTCCATTTTGATCACTACCTACAAATTGTGGTAATGGAAAACAAGTATTTCTATTATAATATGCAGAACGTAATTTTTCTTTCCATTTATCGACATTATTATCATTATTGTTTACGTGCACAGGATTATCAATTGAAAACCATCTAGTTTTTACTTCTCCATCAGAAGCTGTCAATCCAGTAGAAAATTTAACATCACTTGCAGCCTGATAAACTAATTCCCATTCTTCATCAGTTAAGCTAGGAGAAGGATAAGCTTTAGTTGAATAATGATTTTGTAAATATTGATTAGCTAAATTACATTTTAATGCTGCAGACATATAAGGAGAAAGATGATTATCTAATTTTCCACCCCAAACCATACTCATACTTGCTGGAGTAAATAATGCATCTTGTAAAGATAAGGTAACTTCCTTTCCATAATTCCAAGTAATTAACTTTTTATTACCCAATCCACCTTTAGCTTCGGTCTTTTCTGCAGTTTGTTCTAAAGTGGATACCTTTAATGAATCTAAATATAAAACTGGTGTGTATACTTGCTCATCTCCAATTTCATCAATAGAATAAAAGACAACATCTGCAACTTCCTTTATTCCATACTTTTGAAATAAATTCATCTATTATTTTCACCTCATTAAAGTTATTTAATAAGTATAAACATAGGAATTAGTATTCCTATGTTTCATCCTCATCATTAATTTTTTCAATAGGAACAACTTTATTACTTGCACTTTGTATTTTATCATAATAATTATGATTTACTTTATATTGAGTTAATTTCATCATTGTTCCATCTTCTTTTCTTAAAACTTTTAAAGACATACTAAAAGTAGTTGGATCTCCTTCTGCCTCTAGATTTAAACTAGTTTCAGAACTCATTTTGCATAGAGGAATTTCAAATTGATAACGTTGATCCTTACCATTAATTCTATCTCTAACATAAGTTTCTCCTACTAGTTTAAATGTGCCTGGGAAATGAAAAGCATCTACAGTTATCTGCGTACCTAGACTCTCATGTGTTGGAGCTTTTGTTCTAGTCCATTTATAATATACTTCATATTGTTTTATTACATGGAGATTTCCTGATACAGTTTGTTCTTGAACACTATAATAGTTATTTAAGTTATTCCCCCTTACTTTTCTCTGAAAACTGTTGGCATTAGGTTCATATACATCCATAGTTTTTGGATCTATAAAAACAGTTAATTCACAGTTATTATATCTCTTATTATTGCGGCAATGACTGTGATAATTATTAATATCAGTATCTATACAAAAAGTTTCTGTTGCAATACATTTTTCCATTCTCTCTAAGTATTCTGTATCGTCTAAATTATATTGATATGTATTACCCTTATATAAATCATAAAAAGATTTATATTTAACTTTAGTTTCTAAATCATATGTAATTGTTTGAACTTTATCTATATCAACATCATATATTTCACGTTCACAATCTAGAAATACTTCGATACGATTATTTGAAGAGTCATATTTAAATTTTTTATATCCTCTCATATCAGGATAATCGCTTTCTATAAAACCTTCTCCATAACAAAGAAATTTATCAATAACTGTAAAATCAACAGTCACTAAATCATCAGCATTGATAGCTTGACCACCATTAGCATCTAACATAATTAACTGATTTACTCTTGTTACATAAATAGAGACTTCATTATCTGAATCTGGCCATTTTTCTGTTGTTTTATTAAATATATTATTGAAAGGACCAGTGAGATTACTTGTATAATCATATGTATAATCATTATCATTAATACCATTACAACATTTTGGTGCCCATGATTTTGTTGCTTTAATAACAATAGGATACTTATCATGAACTCCACCCCAAATCATACCCATACTAGCTGGAGTAAATAATGCATCTTCTAAAGTAACAGTAATTTCCTTACCATAATCCCATGTAATTAAATCGGCATTTCCTCTGCCGCCAGTAGCAGAAGTTTGTTCTGCAGTCTGTTCTACTGTTGATACTTTTAAAGTATCCATATATAATACAGGAATATACATTTCATCATCATTTTCATCTAATTCAATAGCATAAAGAGTTACATCTGCAACTTCTTTAATACCATATTGCTCGAAAATATTCATCGTATTCCTCCTTTTACTCGCTCATTAATACTTCCGTTGAGCCATCTACTTGTTCATCGTAGCCATAACGCTCATTCACTTGTGTTTTTGCTGCTACCTCATATTCTGTTAATTCCATCATAATACCACTCGTTGGTCGCGCAATCTCAAGGTCGAGATTAAAGACTGTTGGATCTCCATCGGCTTGAAGAGTTAAATTTTGGTCTGATTTAACTTTACATAGAGGGAATTTAATCTGCATTCTTTCATCTTCACCTGTTTCTCTACTTCTTATATATGTTTCACCTACAAGCATATACATACCAGGAAATTGTTCTGCTTTGACTGTGATTTTTTTGGCCTTGAGAGCTTTGTTGTTTTGAGAAAGAGTTAGAGATTTTTTGTAATATGGTTCACCTTGATGGAAGAAATAATCATCTTCATATGGAGTCATTGTTCTTGGATTAACATAACACCACAGTTTTCCATCCAATGCCTGATGTTGCATAGATGTATCATCTTCATAATTATATGAATTCATGCATTTAGTTGTTTGATTATAGCCACCAAGATTAATTACTTTTGAATTAATACTTACAATATTTTCTTCATATTTTGTAAGTAAACAATAAATTAATTCGTTAATACTGTGAAATCTAATCCATAAATCTAATCCTTTAAATTGATCAATATTAATACAATGTACTTGTTGAAATTGACAATTAGATAAATCATATGATTGGGCATCTGATGATATTGATGATTCAACATCAATCCAAGTGCTATAATCACCATTGTTGTCAATTACGATTTGTAAAAAATGTGCTTGTTTTATTAACTGAATTTCTTGTTTTGTTACTAATTCCCCAGTATAAGTTTCTTCTTTAACTGTATCCTTAAAAAAATTAATAGATTCTTTATCTTGATCTAAAACAATTTGTCCATTTAAAGAATTGATTTTATCATTATCTTCAGATTGCATTACATACGTGATCTGTCGTTTAATATAATAATTTGGGTCTGCCGCTATCACTGCTGTTATATATATAAATGTACTTAGTGTAGGGTTATCTTCTTCTACAGTACTTGTACTTATTGACTGAATTCTTAATACTTTTCCATCTCTTGGATAAGTAGAATCAAGATTAGCTGAAACATATTGCCTATTATTAAGGAAAGACTCAAGAGTAAGTGTAAAATCTGGATATAAATCAACAAATTGATCTTCAGTGTCCTTCTGAAATTGAACTGAACTACAATTATTTTTTTTGCAATAATCTTTAATAATCGCTGTCCATTCATTTTTCATTTCATCTGTAAAAGTATAAGATACATCTATTTTTATATCTTTATCTAGTTTTACTGGAATATCAGGATATACAACATTTTCTCGTACTACAATAGGATATTCATCACTTAACATATATTTATTTCCAAAATAATCATAAAATCTATCTGGAATCATTGCTATTGATTGAATTTTAGATTCAATACCCAATCTCCATTTATAAGGATGATTACTAACATATCCAAATCCTTCAACTTTAGTTCCATCTACTACAGAAGATTGTAATAACAAATCATTATCAATCCTATTAGAGTCATAAGGTGCTTTAGGTAATAGTTTACTAACCGTACCATTCTCTCTATCATTTCTAGGATAAAAAGCCTTCTCCATTCTAGAAATCTTTTCTACAGGATTCCTATGATTATAACTAATCCCATATTCATTCTTAATTTCTCCATCTTTCCAGTCAGATCCAAGAATACCTCCCCAGCATAAGCCAAGAGAAGCTGGAGTGCAAAGCGCATCTTCAAGACTAACATTAATTGTCTTACCATAATCCCAACAAATCAATCTAGCATTACCAAGACCACCTTGCGCCCATACATTATCTGCAGTTTTTTCAGTGGAAGAAACCTTTAATGTATCAAAATAAAGTGCAGGTACATAATATACCTCACCACTACCGTCTTTCTTTTTATGTATACTATAAAGTGTTACATCCGCAACTTCCTTTATACCGTATTGATCAAAAATATCCAAAATATATTCACCTCGGTTACTAGTAAAAATTGGCTATTGAACTATTTCATTCAATAGCCAATTGCTATTATTTTATATATTAATATTCAGTTGCGCCGATAGCTGTATCGTCATCGTCAGCTTCACTACTAACCCTATACATTTCAGCATCATCAAGAAGGTTGAGGTTTTCAGTGTCCTTAACCATAGTAGAACCGTCATTTTCCTCGGTATTTTCTACTACATCGTATTGAACTAGCTTAACCATTACGCCATCATCTGGACGTAGAACCTTCATTTCCATTGAGAAGACTGTTGGATCTCCTTCAGCTTCCAATGTAATAGTCTGTTCACTAGACATCTTAGCTTGAGGAATAATGAATTGGAATCTCTGATCTTCACCAGTAGTCTTATTTCTAGCGAATGTATCACCAACAATTCTATAAGTACCAGGGAATCTCTCAGCAGAAATTTCAATTGTATTACCTAAGCTATTCTCACCATAAGCAACAGAACGAGTCCACTTTAAGTATACTTCGCCCTCAGCAATTGGAGTGCCATCCTCATAAGGTTGCATTGTATTTAGATCAATGTAAACTGCTTGTGCAGTAAGATCACCTTCAGAAGGAACACCCTTACTATTGCCTGCTGGGATAATGAATGAACGTGCAGCTGTGCACTTTTCAGTTCTATCAATTCTCTTAGTATCCTTAACACCCTTAGTAAAGTCCTTATCCTTAGAAGAACCAAACATAGCGCTCATACTAGCAGGAGTGTAAAGAGCATCCTCAAGAGATAGAGTAATTTCCTTACCATAATCCCAAATAATTAGCTCGGCATTGCCTCTACCACCAGTAGCAGAAGTTTGTTCTGCAGTTTGTTCAATAGTAGAAACCTTTAGAGTATCTAGGAATAGAACTGGAGTATATTTCATTACTTTCTTTTTAATCTTCTTAACCTTAAAGCCTGATAGTTGACAAGTCGCATCAAATGACTCATCATCAACAGTAACAGTAGTAGTATGAATTACGCCATGATCTACTATTCTTTGACAGAGCTTATCATTAATATAACCTTTTTCATTAACCATCCAAGCAACTTTTTCAATTTTCTTATTGCCGTGACGGCCAAGAGTAAAGATTATGCCTTTATTACCAATAACAATAAGTGCTAGATATTCAGTGCCTGCAAATACTGGATCTTGATAATATAGTAGGTTACCCTTTCTATCATAGAAACTAAAAATACCATCAACATCACTAGATAGAATCTTATAATTTCTATTTCTTAGAATATAGATATAAGCTCTTGCAGACATATCTACAGCGCCATCTACACGGACATAAATTGCTCTATTTGATGCTAAACCAGAACCATGTAATTGATCAGATACACCGACAGTAATTTCATCTCCTGCGGAATTATCCAAATTAGCTGCTTGTTCTAGATAATCAAGAACACTAGATAGAGAGTACTTAGAATATTTTAGATTTTTATTATCTAGAGCTACACCATCAGATAGAGGATAAGAAGCATCATCTTCAAATGTATATTCATAACGACCTAGATAATCTCCTATACCATCAGCTGCATTTGGCTTTAGATCATTAGATACTTTATAACCACCAGAAATTTTGCTAAATCCTGATAGACCATCATCTTCAGAAGCATCCAAAATTTTCTTCTTGGCTCTTAATGCATCAATAGCATCATTGATACTATCATGAACGCTATTATCCCAAGTTACCGCGCCAGCAAGAACAGGATCAAGCTCTTTGTAGTGACTGTCAACATCTGTATAAGAACCAGTAATAGTCATTGTATAAGGAGTATTAACATCATTCTCTCTTGCATATCCAGAACCTAGTTTTGTCTGATCGTAATAACCCATTTCATCTTCTACAAATAACTCAGCATATAGATCATATTCAACATCATATGCTTTTGCAGAAATGCTTTGATTTAGTTTATTCATTTCCTCTTGAATTTCATCAAGTTTATAAAGAGCTTCTGATGTATGATTTGCATATACTAATACTACTTGTCTTTCTGAAGAATTTGGAGATACTGCATAGTTATCATTAAAACTAAAATTACCAAAAATTGTCTCATAATCTTCAAAAGTATAACGAGTGCCCTTTCTAGTGATTAAGTTTTGATCTTGTGCAAATAACATTAAAAGTTGTTGTGCATAAGTATATTCATGAGTACCATCTGGACCTGCCATTTTATTTAGAATGAATTTTAAACCAATTGAAGTGTTTATAAGTGAAAAAGTATTCCCATCACGAGTAGGCACAGTAACGTCACTAGCAGTTTCTACTGCATCTCCGCCTAAAGTGGTAGTTAATCTTATTTGTAATCTTTCCTGTGTGCCATAATTCTGTTCATTTTCGTCAAATTGTTCTTCAATCTCATCCTCATTTAAATCTAATGCAGACGCGAGTGCTTTAACGACATCAGTTTGTTTGATAATACCAGCGGTAATAGCCTCTTGCACAGTCATTTCAATAAAAGTGCCATCAAATGTAAAAGGTTTTATAGAATCTTTAAGTGGAACTAATACAGTTTCACTCTTTTCAAGAATACCATCTTGATAAATATCAGCATCTTTAGCATCTTTCTCAGTTACCTTGAATTTTACCTCTTGAACTGGAACAGAAATTTCAACATAATTATTAATATTTCTTCTGAATTGATAGCTAGATTCTTCTACTATCTTAAATTTTATAGCAGTGCTTGTAACATTTTCAATTCTCATGCCAATCTGTAAAAAAGGATTAACTAATGTATTTCTTCTTAAAATACTTGGAGCTGTTTTTTTAATAACATATTCTAGATCAAAATAAATCACATCACCTACTTTATAAGGATCAGCAATTGAACTAGTAGTTGAATCAGTAGTTGAACTAGTGGTTGGATCAGTAGTTACAGAATTGTCGTCCTCTTCATCTACTGCCGTAGGTTCTGAATCAGCTTGTTTATTCTCATCTTCTTTAGATGTTTCTTGGTTAGCAGTTTCTTGATCAGATGTTGATAAAGCAGTAATAACTACTACACCATCTTCCAATTCAGCAAGACCTTTTTCAACAAGCATATTTCCATCACCAGCAGCGAGCAAAGTGAAAGATCTATTCTCATCTAAAGTGCCAGTAACACCTTCGTCATCACAAGTATAATTAGTTCCAGTTAAAATCTCAGCTTCTGGAAAAACATAAGCTTCAAAACCGTCTTCTGCACCAACATATTCACCATTAACCTCAGTTAAAGGATAAACAGTTTTTAGCTCAACGGAACTCTTTAAAATAGAAGAAACCAAAATCTTTCTTTGAGATTCATAGGTCTCGTCTACTCTATCAATACGATAAAAAGTAACGTCTGCGACTTCCTTAATACCATATTTTTCAAAAAGGTTTTGTGCAGCCATTTTTTAACCTCCTATTCATCTTTAGAGCTTTCGCCCCAATATTTTGCTTTTATTTTCTTTGAATCTGCTCCAGCGCATATCATCCTAATATCATTATCCCACTTTTCTTTCTTTTGATATCTGGCAAGTAAATTATAAAAAGCAAACAAAGTCACATCTTCATAATTAATTCCAAATACATGAGCAATTTCCAACATATCAACAAATGATTGTTCATTACCATTCTTTTGTTGTTGTTTTCTTTTTGCCGCGTCTCTAGCTTCACGCTTTAATCTAAAGCGCCTAGCAATTTCAGATTCATTTTCTGGTGGAGCTTCTTTTACAGGTCTTTTATTTTGAATCCTCAAAATTTCCTGTAATAAATGATAATTACCATCATTAATTAAACGTTTTTCTGATGGCGGGCCTATTAAGATTGAATTAATCTTAGGCAAGAATAATATGTCTTCTTTTATAAAAGTAGAGAGAGCAGTTTGCAATTCTATAGAAAAACGCTGATCTTGATCAGCCATTTTTAATAAATATTCAATAGTATGGATGTCACCAATTTCTATTGGTTCACTTGTTTTTCCATCAATCATTTTAAAGATATCAGCTTCTTCTAGTAAAAGTAAACCTAAACGCCTACTATATTCTTCCATACCAATAGTTATTATTTCTTTAATAGTTAGTGGATACACTTGACATACACCAGGCAACCAAGAGGGAGCATTAACAAAAGCTTGTTCTTTTACTGTTTCATGATTAATTGAAGGCATTTATATAAAACTCCATCATGTAACAACCCATCTCAGTGGATAAGTTTGAAACATTAAATCCCTCATAACGGATTTCGCCTAAACCATTAATCCTCTTGTTTTGCAAAGATTTTCTAACCTCGCTCATAATTGCGAATGGTCGCATTGTATCTCCTGTAATTGCCCATTCTTTAAAAGGACAATAGACGCTAACTAGTAAACTTAAATTTTCATTTTCTGCATTTGTAGAATTTGGTGTGCCACTGCGAAAAAGCAATACAATTGTGCTTTCAGTAGTAACTTCTTCTGCTTGTAATAGAGGAATTACTCTTACATTCTTATGTAAAATTGTACTACCATCAATAATATCTGGATGTTTTTCTTTATTTAAAGGATCTAAATCCGTATTAATTAATAATTTTAGTAGATCTTGATTCTTTAAAAGCTTTTTGGCTACTTTAATTAAATTTGGTCCTAATTCTTGACCATAATTTACTTTAGATTCTTCTCTAAAATCTACCATTTATATCACTCCTAACGATTATTTAAAAAGAAATTCATATCGTCTCCAACAAGTATATCTTCTGAAGAACGAGGTTCGTATTCTTCTTTTAAACTTTCACCAAGAGATAAGTAAACAACATTTTCAATACTAATATTATCTTTTTCAGCTATTTCCCATCCTTTATCTTTATGAAGGAAATAAGTACCTTTCTTAAAGAAATCAAAATCTCTTGTCACACAAGTGAGACTTCTGTTAGGACCTCTATAGCCGCCATTATTTAAATTAAACGATTCCTTTGTAAATGTTGAATTATTTGTGATCTTAACTGGTATAGTATGTAATGTATCACCATACTCATTAGTCAACATAATAACATCATCAAGTAAAACTAATTTATAACAATAATAGCCTAAAGTAATATTATCCTCATGGAATAATATCAAATATATCTTATCTACTTCCTTATCTCCAATCTTTTGATATATTTTAAGCATATCTCCAGTTTTAAGCTGTTTTTCTTTTCTAGATATTAATAAATTTGATAACTCCTGAGATTCATTCCATTTATTAGGTTGTAATGAAGCAACAATATGAGAACATTCATCGTTAATTTGATGGACTAATACTTGATAAATAGTTTGTTTCATGAATAATTCATCAAACTCATGGATTTTTTCACCAACAATACGTGAACGCATATCATCACCGTAAAGATTTAATCGTTTTAAATATACATCTTTAAAATAATCCATTTTCATCAATCCCATCAAATAAATTCATACATTCAAAAATTGTTTTTCTATAATATTTGAATGAAAGATATTTACAAGTATTTAACTTGTAATATAAGAAATAGTAATTAGTTGTTCTCTTGTCCTCTGGATATCCCATTAGCTCCACTAAAACAGTATCTAAAAATTTTTCCCATTCTCCATTTTTCTCTCTTTCTCTCAATAAACCATAAAGTTTCTTTTTCATTAACTCTTTATATCCATTATCAATCATGTCTAGGATACCTATGAGATTTTCCGCCGACTAAACGACCATAGTCATAAGTTTTACGTTTACGTGAACGATAATAAATATGCTCAAGATGCCTAGCATCTTCTTCTGTTTGTGTTTGTAAGTTAATGAATTGAGATAATAAATTTGCTTGAGAAAAATCCTTTTCAGAATATTGAGTTTTAATATTTTTCCAAGATAGAACAGTTCTTCTTAACCATTCTAACTTCATAAAAGTTGCAATAACTTGAATTTCATCTTGACCAAAAGCTTCATCTACAAAACCTTCTTCTTGATTATATTCTAGACTGCAACGTGGATAACGAAAATAAGGTAACGCACTTTCAAGAATTGATTCCCAATCGGCGAGAATCCATTCCATATCGTCATCATGACCGCGCGCCCACTCATCTTCTTCTATCTTAGCTAAGAATGCTTGATAAACAGTCATAAGAGGAGTTGCCATTTATATCACCTAGTCCTCTTGATTAGAAACTATTTTCAATATATCCCTGCCAGTTAATTCCTTTAAATAACTACACTTTTCAACATCCACAATTTTATTATCAATAGCATAATCGATTAATGCATCTACTTGATCCTTAGATAGTTCATGTATTTTTGTCTTAAAATCCTCAAAATTTGTAACTTTTAGAAGATTAAGCTTTTGACCATCATTAAGAACAATGATATTTTCAGGTTGCTTAGCATCCGCTGGCTCAAGTCCTAAATCAATCTTATCTTGCATATCATCGATATATAAAATACCAGTTTCAAATAGATATTTTACACCATTTTGCCACAAAGCTTGTTCTAGAACATCAAAAGGAATTGGATAAGTTACACCTATACCTCTCCAAACTCTATTAATGCCAAACTCAGGCAACTTCATTACTACAGTTCTATTTACAGTATTTCTAACTTTAACTTGTCTTCCTTGCATTATTTTTTCCTCCTTTTAACTCAAAAGGCAAGTGAGAATATCCCACTCACCTTTCATTTTATATTTATTTAATTACTTAGTTGGAACTTCGTACTTAGTATCAGCTTCATTTGTTAATGTAGTATTTTGATATACACACCAATCATGAGTAGATAGAATAGCACAACCCATCTTCTTGTATGCTTGAATTTCCATAGAATTGTCTCTATTTTCCCAATCCTTAACGATAGTTTCACCTTCAAATACTATCTTAACAATCTTTTCATTACCAGTTGGGAATACATAAGCAACACCAGGATTGATCTGAGTTGTTGTATTAGTTTCATCAGTGAAAGATTGAGGAATCATAATAATTGGATTACCTCTAAACTGTTGAATGTAACCAGTATTATGAATTGCAGAAATATCTTCTGGAGCATATACTGGAGTGGCACCGCCTGTGTCATTTTTCCAAATTGGAAGACCAATAGCATCTGGACCCATTGCAGCTATAAACTCTGGAGGAGCAAATATAGTAGCTGAGCCACCATAAGCTCTACAAACAGCACATAGTCTTGCCATTGAATCTGGATCAAAATCAGGACTTACAACAATATTTGCAGATGGTCTATCAACCTGATTAATAGTTGCTAGAAGTGCCTTTTGAACCTCACCCATAACAGCCTCTTGAATACCTTCAAGAATTAGACTCATTGGTTCTGCTAGGTCCTCATCACCAGAAAGGAATCTCTCAAAATCGATATAAGCCGCGCCGCCAATTGCGTGTGCACTAACTTCAAAAGTCTCCTTATCTAGTCTAAATGCCTCATAAACGCCAGATAGACCTACTTCAGTAATAAACTGCTTTGCACGTCTACGACCTCTTCTTCTTACAAATTGAGCCTTTTGGTTGTGACCAACTGTCTTAATCTCTGCAAAAGTGCCCATAAATTCTTCAACATACTTTGGAAGAATCATATCGTTAGTTTCTTGTATAATTTCAAATACATCTAGCTTATTTCTACGATAAGCATTATATGTACCTGCTAGTTCTTTTATCTCTGCTCTAAGTGCCTCATTTACATCTTGATTACTATACTTAGTAGGATCAGGAGTAGTACCTCTTAGGCTATGTAGAGCCAATTCTTTAATATCTTGTAAATTCATAATCTAAACCTCCTCCTTAATTAAGCATTTGTTGTTACAGGCTTATTAATAACTTGGAACATAAATGATAGAGTTCCATCTGCGTTTGTATATGCTTTAACTACTCTTGTATAAATACCACCAATTGCTTGCGTATTAGCATCAACAGTCGCGCCAACAACGAGTTGACCTTCAGAATCAGTTGTTAGTATAGCATAAATTACATTTCCTTCTTTAAGAGCGTCTCTAATATTTGCCCAAGTGGCCCTACTAGCTGCAACGACATCTCCATCTACATCAGCTGTTTTAACTGCCTTAAAAGATGTAGCTTGTTCATTAATGAGAACTGTGTTAGTAGTAAATCTCTCACCAACAGAAAGAAAACCTATTCTAGGATTAAAATCATTAGCAGTCATATAATAATTCCTACGACCAGGAGTAAATTGATTATAAATCTTCTCAGTAGAATAGTTAACACCAACTGGAAGACCTTTTTCATCTGTTGTTGCTGTAGGAACAGTAGCAATGCCATTACCATTACCTAGACCAGTTAGAGGAGCTTTATCTACTGCTAGAAATTGTCCAACTTCACCATAAATCTTGCCATCAGATGCATTACAAGCACAGCCCATAGTCTTAATATCAGATGTAAATACTTTTGGATCTAGCTTGCATTGTGCTTCAATAGCACCGTTTCTTGTAAACCATACTTGGTTAGGCTCAAATTGACCAAAACCTTGACGGTCAAACTTGTAATAATTTTCATTGATAGCCATTACTTATTACCTCCAATCTTTTTATGTTTTAATATTAGCCTTTCACAGCCACTTAATTCAGATTCGCTCTTCATTGAACTATTCTTAAATACCAATGGAGCTTCGACCTCTTCCTCTTGTTTCTTACTAAATACATTTGGATTAGCCTTATATGCAGTTAAACACATATCTTTCTCTAAATCTTCAACTGTAAAACTATCTTTTTCTAATTTATATCTATCAAGAACATCTTCCTCAAGAACACCATCAAATTGATTTATGATTTCATCCTTTTTCTCACTCTCAATCTGTTTCTTGAAAGCAAGTAGTTCTTCATTTTCTTTTAGAATGTTTTCTTTTTCCTTTTGGAATTCAGTCTTTTCATTTTCGAGTTCTTGAACTTGTGCCGCGAACCTATCTCTTTCTTCAATTAGAACCCTTTCCATTAGAGAGCTGTTGCAGCCCTTCTTGTCATCATCATCCTTCTTGAACTCTTCTTGATCCTCTTTATCTTTCTTAGAATCATCCTTTTTAGAATCATCCTTAGACTCATCATCCTTAGAGTCTTCTTTTTCGTCCTCTTCCTTAGGATCTTCTTTCTTAGCAAAATTTTCATTTAGATTTTCGTAAGAGCCTTCATTCATAGACTTCATAGCTTGAAGCGCATTAAATTCAGATTCAGTAACATCAATCATAAAGCAAGTTGTAATTTCGCCAAGAGTAACACTAGAATCGTCCTTAGTATAAGAAACTCTTTCATAACTATCAGTCTTAAAATTATAACATAGAGCATATTCATCAAATACATCTATCACTTGATAGTCAGGGTATAGAGCATCTTCAGCAACGTTCTTATTTAGCTCAGCAAAAATTAAACTAAATTTTTGATTGTCAGATAATCTAAAATTAGTAAAATTAGCTTTCTCCATTACCTTATTCTCCTCCTGTTCTTCAATTTTTCTTATATATTCAGTTAAACCTTGAATATCTTTACATAGACTAAAGAAAGCACTTCCTTCAAAACAAGGTTCTTCTGCAATACCTAGAACTTGCAAACCAACAAAACAGCCTTTTGTAAAGTAAAACATTGGCTGTCCATCATCTGCAATTCTCCATTCTCCATCCATCGTCTCTCTAAAAATCTCCATAGACTGGGATTTTCCTAAAATCTCTTGAGCTTCTTGATACAATCCTGTAAATAGATATACATCACAGCAAAGATAAGAACGTACTATGCCATCTATATCAGTATGTTCTTCATAGACGGCATTGGGATTTTCTGGTACTATTCCATAAATACGTCCTTCGCAATTATCTTCTCCATGATCAGTAAAATCTTCATCAAGAGAATCATAAATGCCTTTGATTGGAGTATAAGGTAAAGACTGTTCAAGCTGGATAGCGAACTCGTCTGATATAAAAGTGCGATTGCGATTTAGTCCTTTATAGAAAATTCGGACTCTTGCCTTTGATAATACATCATTAATTGGCTCAAGTTCACCATAAGGTTCAATAGAGACTCTTGACATATCTTCATTAAGTTCCACTATTGGCATTTGTGTCACCTCCGTCATTAGAATTAGATTTATTATTATCTTCTTCACTTGTTTCTGTAGATTCTTCTTCTGTTGTCGTTTCTTCAGTAGTTTCTTCTGTACTAGTTTCTGTACTAGTTTCACCAGAAGCACTAGCTGGAGTATCACCAACTTTACCAGATTGAGTGTAAGAAGTTTGTAATGGCTTAAGAACTTCATCTAGATTTAGAAGCTCATTCTCTAATTCCTTAAGGTCTGCTAGATTGCTTTGGTTGATACCAGTAGCAAGACCAGGAGTTAAGAAACTATAACCTAATGTTGCTAATTGTCTTGATTTTTCAGTATAAGCATCATCATTATAGTAACTTAATGGTAAAATCAATAGCTCAAATACCATTTTCTTATTTGAAAATTTATTATTTAATAAAACTGTGAAAAAATGAGCAAATTGTTGTCCCATTATCATCATCATAGCTAAGTCATTTTTAATTGAATAATCTAAGCCCGCTTCCGTGGTACTATAGAATAATTCTTTTGATATGCCCGCAGATTCATAGATTAAATTTTGTACGTCTTCAACTTCAGTAACCTCATCGGCATCACTACTGCAATCCAATAGGTCAATATCTGAATAAGAAGTAACAACATCAATATCAGGATTATCTCTAAGCATTTCTACAACACCTTGATGCATTGATTCTGCTTCTTCAGGTTCAAATACAAGCTCGCCTTTATCTACTGGAACTTTTTGAGTTAAAATTCTTGATAGAGACTGTAGGTTACGTTGCTTGTCAATTTCCTTATAATCATCTAAATCATCAATTAATGGAATTAAATCTAAGAAAAAAGGACGTTCATCAAAATAACAAAAATAAACGCCTATTTCAGCGGGTAAAAATATCCATTTTTCGCCGCCATGATTTTTATACTTATAATAACTCTTTTGTACTATTTTAGGATATGTTTTAAGAATTTGTGTTCTTAAATTTTCATCTGAAATAGTATCAAAAAAAGCCATATTAAATTCCACTATGTCAATATCTTGGACATTTTTAAAACGACTTCTACAATAGTCAAATGGTAAATCTTGAATAACAACATTATCTCCTTCATCATGAATTAATCCATAATATGCGCCTCTAACAAGAATATCCTTCATGAAAAGACTACATTTACGTTCAATTTGAAAGCTACTACAAAAATCAATAGCATCCTCATAAGCCTTACGATTTTTCTTTTCAGTAATCTTTGTTTTTCTATCGGATACGTGTGGCACTAATAGCCACGCGTACCTAAGAAAAGTAGCATAATGGAGGATTATACGCTTGTAAATTCCGCTTGTTTTAAAGAAGAACTCTGATAAATGCGCTTGTTCTATTGGATCTCCAAATTCAACAATACGCTTAATTTCTTCTTTAGAATAATTTCTACGAACAGGACGTATTGACTTTGCTTCTGTCTTTTGATATGCGTCCTTTTTTGTAGCAATCATTAACTCTATTGATTTTTTAAACGTAGAGATACGTTGTTGTCTTAATTTTGCTTCAATTTGTTCAGGAGTCAAATTTTCTTTTTTATCCATTCTTTACCTCCTGTGTATTATTTATGTTTTAAAAAATACTAATTGTTTACCGCTTCCTTTTTTACGGAAACGTTTTGCGTGTTCCTCATAGAGTTCCTTAACACGGTGTAAGCCCATTTCTAGGGAACTGAACTTATCCTTTGTCATTCTCTTATTAATTTGTTCAAGGACAATTTCACCAGAAACTCCAGTTGGTTTTAATTTTAAATTCATCATTTCATCAATCATTATCGATGTTAATTGGTGTGGCATTAAACGTTTAGTTCTCTCTTCAATCGTCATTTTTTGACCTTTTCTTGTGGCTAATAGTTTTGTTTTAGCTTCTTGTTCAGAAATTAAAAACTTAACTTGGCCGCCATAAATCATTGAATAACAATTACCATGCATTTTGCTATTGAGAGGGCCATTTGCTTTAATTCCATAGAGTATGTTGATAGCATTTTTAGGTTGGACCTTCTTGTAGTCATCATTATTAAAGAAACCATATGCAGGATAGAACTCTCCTTTTTCATTATCATATGTTTCTTTAATCATTTCATCGCCTAGACCCACGCCAAGGCCGTTTATATCTATAACAACTTCTTTTGGATTATATAATTTAATTAAACGTTTAAGCTCTAAAGCTTGCTTATCAAAAACTTTAGCTTGATCAGTTTTTCCCAGAACAAAAAGATTTACTACATTTACATAGTAATTATCTGTTCTTGGAAAGACTTTTAATATGGTTGCCACTGTTTGGCACTGCAAACGGGCGATATCCACTGAAATAATGTAGAATGACTCAATATCATCTCTAGTTTTTTCAGATGTTTCTGGATTACAAAGCAATCTATGTCGGTTAAATTTATCATATTCAAACCAGGCTTCTGATGTTGCTCCACACCAGATACCCATATATTCTTTTGCAAACGATTCTTCTTTAAACGTTGCCGAATTTTTAATTTCATTTAAATAATTTTCAGGTAGTAATCCATGCATCATTGGTATCTTATAGTCACAGCCAAAAATGAAAGTGGATTTCGGATTGACTATCATTTGTTCCATATGCTCCACTACCTTATTATAACCATATGAATTTTTATCCCCAGCAGATGACATCCACATCTGACATTGTTGAGGTTCATATGGATTTACTGCACCATTTTTCATTCTTCTATTGACATTCATTAAAGGAAGCACAATGTTGTTTAAATCATCACCATTGTGATCCCTAAACTCATCAATAAGACCCGCATTCCTTCTGCCGCCACGAGTACTATCTATCGCTGCACATACATCAAAAATAGAACCATTTCTTGTTGAAATTCTGATGTAATCGCCACCAAAGTTTTTTGTTACAATTTCTTTTTCAAGAATAGGAAATAAATCAAGAATTTCGGTGATCTTCTCTCTAGCCACCTTTGCTGATTGTTCCTTCTTCGGTGCACAAATAAATAATTTAACTCCAGGCTTAAAAATACACATCAATAGCATTGCCAAAATTGATATGAATGTTTTACTAACATGATTTTCACAATAATTCACAACATTATTGCAGTTCTCTTATGAACTTCTTATAATTTCTTATAAGATAAGACTATATTATTATTAAGCCCACTACCCAGTGATTTTAGGGATTATAGTCGTTGAACTTTACTCTTTATACTTAAAAACATACCCATGTGTATGTTTATAGAGGCCTCTACATACTTTACTAATGGCGCTAGAATCACAAGACAATGCTCGTGCAGCTTCTGCACAAGAAGTATACTCTCCTATTATTTCACCATTTTTATAAGCAATTACATTTTTTAAATGTTTGAAAGCACCTTGTTCATATAATGCATATTGTACATTTTCTTGCACAGTCACCTTTCTAAGATTTGAATAACAATTGTTTAAAGGATTATTGTCTATATGATCAATCATAAAATTTTCAATTTGTTTATCAATAAAATAATAATATACTAATCTATGAACTAAAAAGTTTTTAGTCTTATTATTTTTTGACAATGTAATTAAATAATATCCATTAACAGTTGACGGTTTTAATATACGTTCTTTGTTATATTTTAAACTTTTAACTCTGCCATAATTTGAAACTTGATAATCTGGATAATCATCAATATAAACCCATATTTCATTTTGGAGATCTTTTATGTTTATTTTTTCACCAGAAGGTTTTTTAATTAAACCACATTTATGTGCGTGTTTAACATTTTCAGATTGAGTTATATATTCTAAATTATGGACATTATTATTCATTTTATTGCCATCTTTATGATTTACAACATATTTATCCCCTATAGGCTTTGTTAAAAAATATTCAGCAACTAAAACGTGTGTAAAAAATCGGTATTTCTTTCCATCCTGCGATAATCTTGTGTAATGATAGCCTGATCTAGACACGCTACCTTTTAATTTCTTATTTGTTTTTGTATTAATCACATCACCATTTTCATTTATTGTGTAAGCGCTCTCTGTTCCATTTAACATAATTGTTTTAATCATATAATTCTCCTTATTTAAATATATTAAGAGTCTTAGCTGCGGATTGTCCAATTTTTAATCTTTTTACTATACCGAGATAATTACTCTCGCCGCAATAACATTACTATTATTGTTTAGTAATTAAAACTCTCAGGATGTCCCCGCAATTCAAGCTTTTTAATGAGCGCCATTTTAACGCTCTTGGTGCAGTAACGTTTATATAACGATAACGCATACAAGCTCTTAAAAAACATTATCTTTATTTAAGATCGCTACTCTTAAACCAGTATTCACTGCTCTTACTTTCATAAGAGATGAGACTATATCTTTAACTTCAATAAGTTAGATGGCTATTCCTTCGCTTGAAGTACTCTAATAGTCGTTGAACCTTATCGGCTGCTGATCACCCATTGTTCTAGAACTTAGGCTCTCACCATATTCCATCTTAAAACTTGTTTCTACTTTCGTTCCATTAAGGCATTTAAGCTTTAGGGCTTCCCAGCAATTAACCATCTGTTTACTTATATATCACTATATAAGGGGACTCTTTTTAATCCTCTGATAAAAATATAAATTAAATTGAGAACCAACAGGCTTAATCAAATCCAAAAACAAATCAGGATAAACACTCCATAAATTACAATATTTCTCATATAAATCCCTATTCTGTTCAATTCTCTGTTGATTTAAAACTGCTCCTTTCTCTAATTCAATTCCATTTCTAAAATGTTTTTCAGCATATGAGCCAAAAACACGTCCAAAGCTTTGCGTTACAATTTCTCTTGGTGTTAAAATATTACTCATTCAAATCCACCTCAAATTCCTCATTCAATTCCCTATCAAATTTCAAATCAAAATCATCAAAATCTTTTTCATCATAATTAGCTTCTTGATTAGCAAGTCTTAAATTTTGGATTCTTTCCGTAATCTCTTCACCAATACCACTTTCATTAGTATACAAGCGTCTACACCAATTCTGAATATTCTTCATTGTATTATCAACTTCATCTCTGACCGCGCCGTCATAATATTTATTAATCCAACCAGTCTTTTCAAGATAAGCAAAAATCTCACCAACAGAATCGAAATCATCACCATTCTTTGAAGTTTTCGGCGTAAAATTAGCAGTCTTAACCAAATTATCATAGGACTTTAAATCCTTATCAAATTCAATTCCATCCCTAATCTTTTCATCAATAGAAAGAGAGATTTTACAAATTTTTAATGCTTGGTCTTCTTGAAGCGCGCCGACAACACTTTGTGATGCCAGTAATCCTCTATGGAGATTTTCCAAATATTCTAATTCCTCTTCATCATAGTTTAAGCCCCACTTTGCTTGGAGTTCAAGTAACTGTTGATCTTGATAACGAGGTAGCGCCGCAGACAGCTTATCTTTTTCTGCTAACTCTTTATAGACCTCATTATACTCAGACCAATTTAATCTTTCATATTCTTTATTTCTAAAGATCGCAAAATATGGACCAATAGCCTCAACACCATCAGCTTGATACATCTCATCCCATTTTTCGGGTATAAAGGGAATATTAGCCCATTGACAAATCTTATCCATTAAATTCCAACGATCCAATTCTTCAGCCGCAGATAACATTGAAGTTAAACAATAGCGACAAATCGGAAGTTGTCCATTAAAAAATTGACTATTAACACTTATGAATCCTGAGGGTCCGTATTCTTTTTCACACTTGATGCATCTACGCATCCATCATCACCTCTATTAATCACCGCCGCGAGATCAGATTCTTTTTCTTTTGGCTTTTGATTTTCTTTAACAACATCCTCCATTAGCTTAAGGATTTGTTTCTTTTGCTTACGTTTTAGTCCATTGAATTTATCAAGAGCAAGTTCAAGTAAAGCATAGAAATCTATATCCTCACCATTTTCATCCACTTGATTAATACAAAGAATTTTTAATAAGCCGCAAAAATCAATAACATCACATTTTGCAATTAATTTTAATAATTTCTCTTCCACTTACTTCACCTCTTTATTTTTCTTTAAGAGTCTTTGTTTACGTTCACAACACTTACATCGACTAACAAGTCCATCTTTTGCTTTTGATTTCTTACAGAAAATCCTTTCATCACGAAATAAGGTTTCGCCGCAATCAATACAAGTTTTCCAAGCCTTATCATAGTTTCTGCATAACCATTCATCATAGTTTAATTCCGCAGCGGCGACAATACCATCGCAAATTCTATTTCTCCAAAGGGTTGAAATATAGTTTTCTTGATGAGTAACACCTAATTCTCTTTTGATTTGATCAACAATTTCCTTATTGGAATGTCTTTCTTTCTTAAGTCTAAAAATAATTTTTTCTTGTTCTGAAGGATTTGACTGTTCAAAATAAAAATCAAGCGTCCAAAGCAAATTCCAAATAGGTGAATCAGGACAATTTTCAACCATTTCGGCTAATTCCGAATAGAATAGGGTCAATTGAACAACGTGTTGAGGATTTGTAAAATCAAAAACTTTATCAGCTTGTTTTTTCGCCGCGAAACAAGTATCATAACTAGGGTATAATCTTGGATTAGCAAATTTCAAATCATTTTTTACCCCTACTACTCCTCTAGGCAATACCATAAAAGACAAATGACTATTAACAGGATCATTATACCACTCTCCTTTATTTCCTTGTAAAAGAATTGGAGGCTTAGCAAAATCTTTTAACGTATATTGCTGGCGGCGCATCTCAATTAAGTGATGACGAGCTTGATATAAGTCTTTTTCATTGAGTTGAGGTAGTTTTTCTCCCTCATCTAGAGTAACTTCTTTCCCATCATTAAAATCAATAATTTTTTGTTGATGATCAATAATCTTCCAAAGCTCTTGAATACCAGGAATATCCTTATCCCTATCCCTATCAATAGTAGGCTTAACCTTTTTATAAATTTTTTGTTCAGGTTTAAGCGAGTTCTCATTGAATAGTGGATTCTCCATTAACGCATCAAGAGAAACTAGAGTTTTGCGGCTATAGGAATTATATTTTGATTGAATTTCAACTCGTTTGAGATCAACCTCACTAAAACCAGTTACCTCATCCTTACCATAGAGGATGTAGTTGGCGCAAAGTTCAGTTTCCTTTTGAGTTAGTTGTGGAAATTTATCCACCATTGTTTTTATATAGAGAGAACGTTCTTGAGATGTTTCTAGAGAAAAGTCTAGATTAAAATCCATTTAAATTCTCACCTCCATTTAAGTTTTTAATAATCAATAGGAATAGAGTCTATTGGTTATAGGTTAGTTTTAGAATTGTTATTAATTAATTAATAGTTAATAGTTAATAGTTGATTAATTAGTATTAATAATTAATAACTTGTTTTTCGCCGCGAAAATTAAGGCGATAAAATTAAATAAAGAATTACTGGGTTGTTCTAACTACAATAGTGATTACGAGCTACGCTCTCCATCACTATTGTAGTTAGAACAACCTCTTTTCTGTTGAGTTAAGAGGGAGTTGATTGTCTAATCTTCAACTCTCTATATATAATTATAGAATAAAATCGGGAAAAAGTCAATATGTGTGAGATGTGAGTGGATGAAAATTATTGAGTTTGAGGAATTATAGGAAAATAGGGTTAATGGTATTGATTAAGTTAGTAGAATTTGG